ATACCGTATGGATAACCTAAAACTACAAAAAATATGTCGAGATTGCATAGCAAATGCCGGGGGACCCCCATGGCCCTTGCGTACGGGTGCGCGTAGAGAATTTTTTGTTTTCCATCGGTGATGTCGTCGGATCGGCAGGATTCTGGCCGGTCGCCAACCCCGGCAACCACCCCGGCAACCTACATGTAAGCCCGCCCGCGCACACCCGCGTCTGTGATTTGTCATGCCGGATAACTTGAGATGGCCCCGCCCCGCTCGGATATAGTAACAATCCCCGGCACAAGTTCCCGCCGATTTCCCCAAGGAATACAAAGCCCGTCCGGCAATAAACACGACGGGCCACAAAAAAGAACCCCCAGCGCAAAGGCCGGGGGCAAGGTTAAGGGAGGAACCCGGCTATTAGCCCCGCCGGGAAGGGTATGGGTTCGCGGCTAGACGATGCGCTTTGTGCGTTTCAAAGGCTGTTTCTTGTCCATGTAAACGATCACATCGATCGGGTGGCCATACTGGTCAGTGCCGGTAAGCTTGACGGTCTTGAATGTGTCGTGAATGTTGGTATGCAAAATCACTTCCGCATTCCCCTTCAGAGACTCGTTATAGACGTCTTTAGCATGGGCATGGATTGAAAGCTTCATCGGTTAAATCTCCAGTTGGTTGAGGCGGGCAACAGCGCCCGCCCCATAGTTTAAGCACAGGTTAGCCGGTCTTGGCAAGCCGGTAGCCAACACGGTAGCCAGTACGGCCCCGACCGCTTCCGCGATACCCACCTTTCAACGCCTTGGTCTCGATCTCGACACCATGCGCCATCAGGTCTCGCATGTAGGTCCGGACGGTGGCGCGGGAGTAGCCAAGCAACCCCGCCAAGGTCGGCGCGGCTGTATAGCTGGACGTGTCGAGAAGCTTGCGAACCCGCTCGTGGCCCCGGTTGAGTTTCTCACGGTAGGGCTTGCGGGTTGCCGGGACCGGCTGCTGGCCGGATTCGTGCAGCGGCTCACCGTGCAAGTCGGTTTGATCGATCGCGTTCTTGATGCCAGTAACAAGCGGCTGGCCGTGATCGTTCCAAGCTTCCGCCAAGTTGCGGCGCTTCTCTGCTTCCTGCTGCGATCCCTCGCGTTTGCCATCCCGGAACCCATCCTCGAACCCGCTGTCGTAACAGGCGGACATAATGTCGGTCAGGTTCCCGATCTTGGTTGCAAGGGCTGCGGGGATGGTCTTGGTGATGTCGTTTGCGTTCTTAGACATGGCTTTTTTCTCCTATGTGTTAGCCAATGAAAATTGCCCAGATGATCAGGCAAAACAGGACAACCGTGATCGTCCTATAGATGACGTACAAAGCTTCCACTATTGCACCGCCATTTCTTTACGTCCGGCCAGCCCCTCGAAATAGAGCCAATCCGGACCGGTGATGATCTGCCGGACCTCATTGTTCCGATCAAACCGTTTCTTTTCAGCCCGGCCTTTTTCGTACGCGTCCGGCAGATGGGTCGCCCAATGGGTCAGGGCATTGTAAGCGGCCCACATGGTTCCCCCCAGTTCGCGTTTTTCTTCGGTGAACCTCTCCAGCAGATAATTAAATTTCCGCTCGTTGATCGAGATCGAGTCCTCGAGTTCCGCGCCTTTGGTGTTCTTCCGGCAAAACGGCTTGATCACGTCTGCAAACTGGCGGTTGGTCATTTCAGCCTGTCGCCACAGTTTCATCTGCTCGGACTGGTTCGCCCACATTTCTAGGCCGAGGACCGCCTTCTGGTTCGCGGCTTCGTTCGACATGGTGCCAGTGTGTTTCTGCTTTGTGTGATACGCCTTCTCACCACCAAAAACCAAAGTGTTCCGGCACAGGTCGCGGTAAGCACCAGAAAATACTTGAAGCGACCAAGATTTATCGACGCTGTTGAAGATGTCCAACCGGCAGCGGACCGTGTCACCCTCACCGTTCTTGGTGTAGCCGAGGGCGTGGGTCATTTCGTGAAAGTAAATAGTTCGGTGAACCCGCACCCCCTCGTCAAATATCCGGTCGATCACCTCGACGTTGCCAGTCGGCAGCGGGGACCGCTCGACAACCCCGGCCTGTTCTTTCATGGCCTCAAGATGCGGCTTGAAAGTATAGGAACCCTTAAAGGGTGTTACGTCGATCACGTTTCCGGTCGCCACATTTTGCAGGGCGGAAAAGTTTTCCATGCGCTGCGGCGTGACTATTTCACGGATCACCTCACCGGACGGCGTCAGGTCCGGCTTGCTGGTTAAGGCTTCGATCGGGATTTTCTTAAAGTTGGCAAACCGCTCGTATAGGCTGAAATCCCCAATATCATGATGGGTTGACCAGATGTCGCCGCCCCGGGCTTTACAATTCTCGATCGCTTTTGGTGTTCTCGTCACAATGTCTAACACTGCTTTTCTCCTATGGTTGCCGGGCCGGGACAATCCCGACCGGTCCCGAATCATGGCACCGGCCAGATTCATAGGCAAGTAAAAAAAGAAACGGGACCGGCCCGCTGGCCAGCCCCGCCCCCGGTGATTGCCGCCCCGCGACTCGCGGCAACCGATGCCAGCCCCGCGCCCAGTCCCCCAGTGACCCGGCAACCCGATAGCGCAAACTGGCTCCAATTTTTTTAGCGTGGCATTTTTGTCATCTTTTAGCGTGGCTGATTTGTCAGGTTATGCCGTGCCGGTCCCGCCAGACGCGCCAAGTGATCGCCTGTAGCTGGTAGGGCATGAGGCCAACACGTCGCGCCGCCTCTTCGTAAGCGGCTTGAAGTGCGCGGTATTCACGGACGCCGATATTTGTCCGGTCGTCGGTCAATCCGACTCTTTCATTGTAAGCGATATTCCGGGCGTGGCCGTCAATCGTGACGTTAAACTCGCCCATAATGTCCATAAAAAAGGACGTGATCTTTTGTCCCTTAAGCATCTTTTTTGCGCCGTCATAGTCCGGACGCGCCGCCAAAATGTCCCAAGCTTTCGCCTTCATCTTGTTGTAGGTCGAGACTTTCACGGAATCGATACCGTCGCCCCGAATAAACGCGCCGATCAATGCGTCGGCGTTTGTCACGTTCCGGGACCATTTGTTATTGGGTGAAAGCGCGGCGATGACAGCAGCCACAATATAAACGGCAATGTCATATTTTACCGCGATATCGTGCGCCGCCTTTTGTGCGTCCGAATACCATGCCAAGCCTTCGTTATACTGTACCGCGTCGGCGTCACGGTAAACCGCGATGATGTTGTGGATCATGCACTCATGATCAAATAGTGTGGCTTGTTTTGCCATGTCGTTATTTCCCTTCGTTAGAAAACGATGGGAACACGTTACGGGCGATATCCTCTGTGGTCAAGCGGTTTTATTTTCCGGCCCTGTTCCCGGAGCCAGCACGACGGACAGCGGAGCCGGTCCCCTTCCTTGGTCATGGCGGGTTCGCCGCAATTATCGCAGACGTGTTCGCGGGAAAGCGTGGTCGGTTTGTCTCGTCTGGTTTTTGTCAGCGTCTGGCGTTTGTCATTTGTCAGCGTCAAAACGTCGGCTCCCACAAGATTCCATTGTGTAGAAGATTTGTCAGCCGCCTTGCCCTTTGGCGTTGCGCGTTTGTCACCGGCTTGCCATGCCAGTCGGCGTCATCGATTTGTCTTCGAAGCGTGGCCAATTTGTCAGCCACACTTTCCAGACGCGGATCGTCCTCCGGTTCAGTCAGCATCGAAATCCGGTTCGGGTGGTTCTGCATGATCGTACTGCCATTTCAGTTGAAGTTCGTCGTACAATTCGATAACCGTTTCGCCGTGCTTGTCAACGAATTCTTGGCGCGTCATGTACGATGCGTCCTCTTCCATTTCGATTACCCAGTCTTTGACTTTACCCATCGCGTGTACCTACCTTTCGTTCGTAGCGTTCGATGTCACCGATTGCGTCATCTATTTTGCCATAGATGGCGTCGAGGTCTGTGTCAAGCAGTTCGATGTCTTCGAGTGCGTGTTTCGCCTGTGTGAGGAAGGCACGGATCACCGTTGTCTGCGTTATCTTTGCGCGTAACAGTTCGCCGTTACCCTCGCAGCCATCGCACTCACCCATGACACCGACAAGGTCGCCGCCCCGGATCGGGTCCGGGACAGCCTGTTCGTACTCCTTCTTGCCGTAGCCGCCGCATTCCCAGCAGTGGCACCGTTCGACGTGGTTCTCAATCGTCCGCATCGCTCGGCACCTCCTCAGAAAACACCCATTCAGTCCACCACACACTGCTGCCATCATATCGCTTCTTCGGCTTGAAATCACCCACCTGATGAAGAACGCAGATAGCCTCTTCGATATCCCGTAGGTGACACAAACTGAGATCACGACAGTCATCTACATAGTTGATAACGTCACGCAGTTTGTTGTGTATGCGGAGCAAGTCAGATCGTTGATCGTTCGAAATTTCCATGTGCCAATCTCCATTGCTGGCGTTTCGATGCTTTATCGATACAGATAATAAAATGGTGCGTCAAGCAAAAAAAAAAGAGGGGCCAGCCCGTAGACCAGCCCCACTCAAAGTTTTTTAGCAACACGGCATAGGAGAAACCATGTCCCCTACGAGGATACCTCATAGGGTATGCAAAGCTTTAGCACGGACGTTTTGTACTTGTCAAGCCACTTCGAACACTCGGTGTGATTTTTTCCGACGTACAGGGCAACCCATCGCGGGTAATCGACGCAGTGCTTTGATTTGATAGCGTCTCGATTTGTCTCTCCGATCCGGACGGATGAAACCGGAGCGACGACTTCGTGCCGGTTATCTTTCGATACGATGTACGGAACGAGGTCATTGCCCCTCCGATCCTTGAACAGCTTCAGCTTCCTCATCTAAAATCTCCAAGTAGATATCGATGGCATCTCGTATCAAGTCAGCAACCGCCACCTGTTCCAAGCTTCTTTTTTGCATAGATTCAGAATAGGTTGCCAGCTTGTCATACTGAGCTTTTGTCATCAACAGGTTGTAGGTTTTTGTCGGTTCATCAATCTTTGGCGGTCTTGGCATCCCGTACCTCTTTTGTCATTCGTTTGTCTTCTTTTGTCCGTTTTTTATTCGGAACAATTCTTTTACCCAGTTTAGGTAGCTGTTTAGCTATAGGGTTTATTCTATTGATTTTATTCATAACAGGTAAACCTATAGGGGTATATTGTAACTAGAGAGTAATCTGTAGCCGCGAACCTGTCAAGCGATTTTTTTTTGTCTTGACCGAGTTTCCGATATGCTGTATCTCCGAACCCATGACTGACTGGATCAAAGACTTCGTTGAAGATTTGCCAATCGGCGGCTCCGGAAGCTTGCGGATGGATTGCCCTGCCTGTTCACACAAGAACACGTTCAGCGTGTCCGAGGTGAATGGCGAACGCCTCTGGTACTGCTTCCACGCCGACTGCGATGTGAAGGGCCGCACCGGGTTTCGCATCCGCAAGGACACTCCATACCATCCCCTGTTGGCCAAGGTCAAGCCCGCGAACCCAAGACCCGACACTTATGAGGGGGGGTTCGAGTTGCCAGACACGTTCGTCTCGTTGTCCCGCGAACCCGATGCCGAATCCTATGTGCGCCGGGTCAATGCTTACGAGGCGTATCGCAACGGCTTGGCCGACATCCGGTACGACTTCCGGTCGAAGCGGGTCGTCTATCTAGTTCGTCACAACAACCGGATCGTCGATGCGGCGGGCCGAGCCTTGGACAAAAATGTCAAACCAAAATGGTGGAGATATGGAAAGTCAGGTCATCCTTTCGTTTGCGGCAGCGGACGTATCGGTGTTCTTCTGGAAGATTGTGCTAGTGCTTGCAGTGTTTCTGATATTCTTTCGGGCATAGCCTTGCTCGGAACCAGTCTTGTAGACTCGTACATACCGACGCTGCGAACCTATGATCGTCTCGTCGTGGCTCTTGACAAGGACGCCACAAAGAAGGCATTAGGGTTGGTTCGCAGGTTACAGGCCATCCGGCCTACCAGCTTAGTTATCTTAGATAAAGATGTGAAGGAAATGACAGCCGATGAGCGAAAACGTACTTTCGACAAGTATATCACTTGAGAATCAAGTTCTTGGGTATATCCTAAACAAAGATTTCTACGACCGCGTCAAGAACATTGTCACTCGCGACATGTTCGAGGGACGCATGGTCACGATATTCGACAGCATATCATATAGCCACAAGCAGTACGCCGTTGACTTGCACCCTCGCCAGTTGGCAGCGGTGGTTGCTGACCGTAATCCGGCGATGCCGTCGTCAGCTATGCAGGAAATCTATCAAATAATTGACACCCTGCCGGATCAGATTTCTGACACCGCCGAACTCGAATACGATGTGGTGAAGAATTTCTGGGTTCGCGACCGTGCGCGACAGATTGGTGAAAAGGCGATTGCCATCTTCACTGGCGAGTCCGAACACTTTGGTGAACTCAAGACCCTGATTGATATGGTCGAGGACGGACGCATGTCCGACAAGACGACCTATACCGAGGTTACCACGGGTCTTGCCGAGCTTTTCTCACAGGAGTCGTCGGAGCCGGACTTCCCCTTCGACTTCGACATCATCTCCCACAGGTTGCCGGGAATGGACCGTGGCGGATTAGGCATCATCTTTGCGCGTCCAGAGACAGGTAAGACGACCTTCTGCTCTTTCCTTGCTAGCAAGTATATCAAGCAAAAACAAAAGGTTGTGTACTGGGCGAACGAGGAAGAAGCTGCCAAGATCAAGTCGCGTATCCTGCAGTCTTACTTTGAAATGACTTCGGATGAGTTGCGTTCCTCGTCTGCCGAGTTCGACGCCCGCTACCTTGAGGAGATCGATCCGTACCTGACCGTGATGGATGCGGTTGGCATGTCGATGGACGAACTCAACGAGTACGCGCAGTTGAACGAGCCAGACGTGATGTTCTGTGATCAGCTTGACAAGTTTCGGGTTGAGGGTAATTTCAGCCGTGGCGATGAACGCCTCAAGGAAACGTACGTGCTTGCTCGTGAGGTTGCCAAACGGAATAAGCTTCTGGTGTGGGCCGTTAGTCAGGCGTCATACGACGGACACGACCGTCAATTTATTGACTACTCTATGATGGACAACTCAAAGACTGGCAAGGCTGGTGAGGCTGATGTTATCATCGGTATCGGCAAGACCGGCACGTCTGAGGAAGAGAACACGGTGCGGCACATCTGCATCTCCAAGAACAAGGTCAATGGCTGGCACGGCATGGAGACCTGCCACATTGATGTACATCGCGGGGTATACTACTAATGAACGTCTTGACCTTTGACATCGAAACCACACACCGTGAGAAGGCGAACGGCTCGTCCACACCGTTGCCGTACTTTGGCAACTCGCTCGTGTCGATTGGTTACAAGTGGCTCAACAGCACCGTTGATTACGACTGCTACTACCACTCAACCGAGCCACCCACAGAGGGAGCGTTCACAAAATTTCAAGCTGCCTTGAACCACGCCGACGTTATCGTTGGACAAAACATCAAGTTCGATCTATCTTGGATTCGCGATTGTGGATTCACATACGAGGGACATATCTATGACACGATGGTTGCGGAATATATACTGGCGCGGGCGCGTCGTTGGCCTCTGGGACTTGCTGCTCTTGCAGAGAAGTATAGTGGAGTGCAAAAGGAAGCAGACCTTGTCGCGCCGTATTTCAAGGAAGGTAAGACGTTTTATGACATTCCTTGGCATATAATTGAAACATATGGCAAGGCTGATGTCCTTGCAACCGAGCAAGTAGCACTTGCACAACTCGAAGCCTTTGGCACCACATTTGAGGAACTATTCAATGAAGAACCAAGCTCTCTTGCCCACTTTGCGTCTGTCGCTTGAAGTCACGGACGTTCTTGCGGACATCGAACGCAACGGCATCAAGATCAACCGGACAACCCTTGCCGACATCCGCAAGGAGTACGAGGACGAACTGTTCACCCTAGAACGCCGCTTGCAGGAACTTGCCGCGAACGCGATGGGAGACACACCGGTCAACCTCGACAGTCCAGATGACCGCTCCCGCCTGTTTTACTCCTGTGCGATCAAGGACAAGAAGCGGTGGGCTGCTATCTTCAATCTCGGTCATGAGGTTCGCGGCGCAACCAAGAAGCCCAAGCAGCGAACCCGCATGGCAAAGGGCGAGTTCAAGCGGCACATCCTCAATGAGACCACAATCTTGCACAAGACTATCGGTGAACAGTGCCCGGACTGCTCTGGTAAGGGCCGCTACACTCCGCCACGCAAGGATGGCACCCCCGGTAAGGCCGTGCGTATCTGCAAGACCTGTGGCGGCTCTGGCGTCCGCTACCATAGTACTGGAGAGGTTGCCGGGTTCAAGCTCGTTCCCCGCGACACATTCGATACGGCTGCGGGCGGTTTCAAGACTGACAAGACAACGCTCGAAGAAATGATGACAGACCTGCGGGGTGACGCCCGGGAGTTTGCCGAGGCGTACGTTCGTTACTCTGCTGTGCGAACCTACCTGCGATCCTTTGTCGAGGGCATGGAAAACAACATGGACCCGAACGGCTTCATACACACAGAATATATGCAGTGTGTGACAGCTACCGGTCGCCTGTCGTCCCGCAACCCGAACTTCCAGAACATGCCACGCGGCTCGACCTTCATTATCCGCCGCGCTGTCGAAAGCCGGTTCGAGGGTGGTTCGATCCTTGAGGGTGACTACGCACAGCTAGAGTTTCGGGTTGCCGGGTTCCTTGCAAAGGATGAGGGCATCCGCAACGATGTCGAGGCTGGCACGGACGTTCACAGCTATACCGCCAGCATCATTGGCTGTACCCGCCAAGAGGCCAAGGCACACACCTTCAAGCCCCTCTACGGCGGCGTGAGCGGCACCGAAGATCAGAAGCGGTACTACCGTGCCTTTAAGCAGAAGTACAGCGGCGTGAGTGACTGGCACGAACTCTTGCAGCGGGACGCCGTAACCAAGAGCCACATCAAGCTTCCATCCGGGCGACAGTATTGTTTCCCGGGAACCCGCTGGACCGAATGGGGCACCGCCACGAACCGGACAGCTATCTGCAACTATCCCGTGCAGGGGTTCGCCACCGCAGACCTGCTGCCCTTATCTCTTGTGATGCTGCATAATCTGTTGAAAGACAGTGGGTTACAGTCCGTGATTTGCAACACGGTACACGACTCGATTGTTATGGACGTGTTCCCGGGAGAAGAGAAGCAGTGCATTGAGATCATGGCGAAAAGTATGCTAGCCATACCGCAGGAGACGGAACGTCGCTACGGCATCCGCTATGACATGCCTGTAGGAATAGAATTAAAAATGGGAAAAAACTGGCTTGACTTGGAAGAAGTCCTGACAGTATAATACCCCTACCTTCAACACCCAACTGTGAGGATAACATGGGTAACGAACTTTCTCTGATGAACGACGAACTGAATAACTTTGTAACCGCATTCGACTCGGGCGACGAAGAAGCCCTGATGAAGATGTCTGGTCAGGCCGACGTGGACTCCACCCCGCGTGTGGGCTTGCCCCGCCTGACAATCAACTACGAAGCAGAGACCGACGAAGGTCTGCCGCTCAAGCGTGGTGCTTGGCGCATCTGGAACGGCTCGGGCCTTGCCTATGCCGATAAGGTGCAGATTCGCCCCCTGATGCGGACCTACGAATGGTCTGTGTGGGATCAGGAAGAACAGAAGTTCTCCTGTAAGTCTGTGCAGCGTACCAGCCTGTCTGGTGAGTTTCCGGACTCTGCTGGCGGAAATAAGTGTGGTCGCCTGACCCGCGCCGAAGAAGACCAGCTTGCTTCGGATGATCCGCGTGTGATCCTGAGTAAGTCGGTAAGCTGTAATCAGGTGATCTACGGCATCATCGACGCACCCGACGCGACTACTGCGGACGGTTCGCCATCACCTTTGGAGTCGGTGCCGTTCATGGCGTACTTCAAGCGGTCGGGCTTCCGTCCGGTTCGTGAGTTCATCGACACCCAGCTTACTCGCCGGAAAATCCTGATGCAGAAGGCTGTGATCGAACTCGCTACCGAGAAGCAGAAGAACGGCGGCGTGATCTACTGGACCCCGAAGCTGTCCTTGGTCAAGGAAGTATCTATCACGGATACTGACAAGGAACTGATCAAGCAGTTTGCGGAGACCGTGAAGGGTCACAACGACTCGGTAATGTCCGAATACAAGGACGCCGTGAAGATGGCCGCTAGCGACGATGACATCGACCTTGCACAGCGTTTCGCAAGCTGATGCTTCATCTCTTGGAAGTTCAGGACTTCCTGCAAAAAGCGGGGCGGGGGGAGATCGACTCCTCCCGTCTCGACGACCTCATTGAGGCGTTTGGGGAAGACTGTAAGGCAGCAATACGCAAGCAGTTCAGCCGGAGATCGGACTACCGAATCCGGATGTCTGGCATTGGTCGTCCCCTCTGCCAGCAACAGCTAGAGAAGCAGGGGCACAAGCAAGATGTCGCTTACAACGATCTGGTACGTTTTCTTATTGGTGATCTGGTAGAGGCTGCAGCAGTCCTTATCATGAAGGGTGCTGGCATCAAGGTCGAAGAGGAACAGAGCCAATGTTCCCTCGAACTCGATGGGCAGACCGTCAACGGAACCTTGGATGTCATCATCGACGAAAAGGTGTGGGACATCAAGTCCACAAGTCCGTGGTCATTTGAAAACAAGTTCTCGGGACGTGGTGGCTACGACGCGATCAAGGAAGATGATCCGTTTGGTTACATCATGCAGGGGTTCCTGTACTCCGAGTCCAAGGGGTTGCCCTTCGGTGGCTGGATTGCCATCAACAAGTCGAGTGGTGAGTGGGACTTTGTAGAGGCACCAGACGATCAGGAAGAGGACCGGAAGGCATATCTCGAAGAAGCTGCCAAGCGTGTCCACGCTATCGTCAACGACGCCAAGTTCAAGGTGCCGTTTACATCTGTACCGGAAGTGTATACCCTCAAGGGCGAGAAGATTGAAACAGGCAACCGGCTCATGCCAAAGACCTGCACCTTCTGCTCGTTCAAGGAACACTGCTGGAAGAGTGCAGAGTACCACCCGAAGATTACCTCGAAGGCCAAGAACCCGCCGATGACGTGGTACACAAAGCTGGTGAAGAAGGAGCTATGATATGCCTATCCTGTACACCAGCGGGTACGACCTCAAGTTGCTGGGCCTAAACCCGCAGATTCGGCACCTGTATATCGATAGCCACGAAAGTAAGGGCGGCGAACCTGCCTTAGTCAAGGTACGAAACCTTGAGGGTTCGCTGCCTTTAACTTTGCGTAACAATTACTCCGAGTCCGGCTACCTTGTTTCTGAAACAGAGGCGCGGGACATCGTGCGTATCGAAGAAGAGTTTCAACAGATCAATCAACATTTGAGGATGGGCACAACCATATGTATACCGACGATCCCATTAAACGAGGAACTATCACGTTTAAGAAAGTTTACCCCAAAAGTAGAACAGTATCTGCTAAAGCGGCTAAACTTAATCAAGGGGGCGTTTCCGCTTCAAGGCTGATGAGAAAAATCAAATTCAGATCACAGTTCGAATCCAACGTCGCCCGCAAACTTGTGGAGCGGGGTATCGCGTTCGAGTACGAAAAGGAGCGGATTGTGTACATCCCCAAGCCGCGAACCTACACGCCGGACTTTTACTTCCCGGAAACAAACGTGTACGTGGAAACCAAGGGTCATCTCGACAAGGGCGACCGTGTAAAGATGTTGTTGGTCAAGGAGCAAAACCCTGACATGGATATCCGGTTCGTGTTCGTCCGTGCCTCGAACAAGATTTACAAAGGCTCGAAGACCACGTATGGTCAGTGGGCTAGCAAACACGGCTTCGAGTGGGCCGAGGGGTCTATACCAGAGGAGTGGTGTACAAATGGATGACAGTGAGATTCAAGGCACCTTGGAACGTGCCAGCCTTCTCAAGGATAGGTGGTACCTTATCTTTAGGCAGGGCGACGACGACGATCATGTGATGATGACGGCGTATGATACCACGGACGAAGATGACGATGAATACATCCCCGCCGGTACGGTGATCCTGTCCGGACTCGTCGAACTTATGGAGTCGGACTTCGACCGCGTTATGCAAGCCGGTCTGGCACGGCTACAGTTTGAAGCCGTAAAGGAAGCTATGGTCGAAGAAACGGACAATTCGCCCGATGTTACCCACGATCCGGATACTAACATCGTCAAGATAAATTTTGGAAAGACGCAATGATCAAAGACAACTGGAACTTGAACAACTATCAGATGCAAGCCAAGAAGTTTGCTATTTATCCAGAACACATGAAGGTCGTATATCCTGCTCTCGGACTCGCGGGTGAAGCCGGTGAGGTTGCCGATAAAGTAAAGAAAATTTACCGTGATGACAGGACCGATGCACGGTTTCTTGCGGAGATTGCCAAAGAGATTGGCGACGTGATGTGGTACTGTGCTGCTCTCGCAAACGACTTGGGGTTCGACCTGCAGCAAGTTGCGGAAATGAACATTTACAAGTTGAAGTCTCGCAAGGCTGCTGGTAAGATCGGTGGCAGTGGAGATGATCGGTGAGACACGAGGCGTACATGAAGATGAAGGCAACAGAAGCAGACGAAGATAAGCTGCTGAACGAGTTTTATGCGGATCGATCTGACATGGTCAATTCGCCACCGCACTACAATCAAGCAGGTATTGAGTGCATCGATGCTATCGAAGCCGCAACGAGTGACGGCTACGAATATTACCTGCAAGGAAACATCATAAAGTACCTCTGGCGCTATCGTTACAAGAATGGCGTTGAAGACCTGAAAAAGGCACAGTGGTATCTTAGCAAGCTAATTGAGGAGATAGAATAATGAACAATATGTTACCCACACCATACCAACAGTTTATCCACAAGTCGCGGTACGCTCGTTGGCTCGATGACGAACAGCGCAGGGAGAACTGGGATGAAACAGTATCTAGGTATGTTTCTTTTATGGGTGGCCATGTGCGTGACAATCACGGCTATAAGCTTTCTGATTCACTAACACGTGAGATCACAGATGGCATCATGTCCTTAGAGGTTATGCCGTCGATGCGGGCGATGATGACATCCGGACCCGCCCTAGCCCGTGACAACATCTGTGGCTACAACTGTTCGTACATCCCCGTGGACAGCCCTCGTTCGTTCGACGAGTGTATGTATATCCTGATGTGCGGTACGGGTGTGGGCTTCTCTGTAGAGCGTGAGAACGTGGACAAGCTTCCGGTTGTCAGCGATGCGATGCACGACTCGGACACCGTGATTAAAGTCGGAGACTCGAAGCCCGGATGGGCCAAGTCTCTGCGCGAACTCATCGGTCTTTTGTACGTCGGACAAATCCCTACGTGGGACTTGTCGGGGGTACGCGCGTCCGGTGAACGCCTCAAGACCATGGGTGGCCGTGCGTCTGGTCCCGGACCACTCGACGACCTGTTCAAGTTTACCGTTGCCCTGTTCAAGAAGGCACAGGGTCGCAAGCTATTTCCTATCGAGTGCCACGACCTGATGTGCAAGATTGGGGAGATTGTCGTGGTTGGTGGGGTTCGCCGCTCGGCCCTCATCTCACTCAGCAACTTGAACGATGATCAGATGGCACATGCCAAGTCGGGTATGTGGTGGGAACACGAGGGTCAACGTGCCCTTGCCAACAACTCGGTTGCGTACAAGGGTAAGCCGGAAATGGGTACGTTTATGCGCGAGTGGCTTGCTCTGTACGACTCCAAGTCGGGTGAGCGTGGCATCTTCAACCGTGAGGCTGCTGACGTACAAGTTGCCCGGAACGGACGGCGTGAGGTTGGCCACATGTGGGGCACGAACCCATGCTCCGAGATCATCCTGCGTCCGTACCAGTTCTGCAACCTGTCAGAGGTTGTGGTCCGCGAACACGACACGCTCGACTCCTTGAAGCGCAAGGTTCGCCTCGCAACCATCCTTGGAACCCTGCAGTCTACTCTGACTGACTTCAAATATTTGAGGAAGGTATGGAAAACAAACACGGAAGAAGAACGCCTCTTAGGCGTATCATTGACTGGTATCATGGATCACTCGATCTTATCAAAGATCGTCGATTCCCCTCGTTGGCTCGAAGAAATGAGGCAAGTCGCCGTCGATACGAACAAGGAGTTCGCGGAGAAGCTTGGTATTCCACAGTCGGCTGCCATCACCTGTGTAAAACCGTCGGGTACTGTATCGCAACTGGTGGACGCTGCAAGCGGCATTCACGCTAGACATAACGACTATTACATTCGTACTGTTCGTGGAGACAACAAAGACCCGCTTACTCAGTTCCTCAAGGATCGGGGCGTACACAGTGAGGCGTGTGTGATGAAGCCGGACTCGACTACTGTCTTTTCCTTTGCCATGAAGTCTCCGGATAACGCAGTGACCCGCACACAGATGACAGCTATCGAACAGCTTGAGTTGTGGAAGGTGTACGCTCTTAGCTGGTGTGAACACAAGCCGTCCGTAACCATCACGGTAAAGGAACACGAGTGGATGGACGTGGGTTCGTGGGTGTTCGAAAACTTTGACGTTGCGTCAGGCGTATCGTTCCTTCCGCACTCGGACCACACGTATCAACAGGCTCCGTATCAGGACATTGAGGCTGATGACTACGCGGAGTGGCAACTTGCGTATGGTGGTTTGCAGATTGACTGGCAAGCCCTTTCGGAGTACGAGCGTGAGGACAACACCTCTGGTTCCCGCGAACTCGCGTGTACGGCGGGTGTGTGTGAAGTGGTAGACCTCAATGCGGCTTGAAGTCATAGAGTACGTTGAACTCAAGGACGGCGGTGCAGTCGTCACCTTCGAGATGGACGAGGACACACGCGCCGGTCTGATTTCAGAGGCTCTACAGCGTAGACTCATTGAAGGCTTGGAAAGGATGCCGGATGCCCAAGAAGAAGACTGAGTTGTTGCGTCCGGTGTGGAAGCAGGGCGATGGATGGGTTCAGTACGACCCGCCTCGCAACCATCCGGGATACGAGGAATGGCTCAAAGTTTTGGAGAAGCACTTTGCAGCTAGAACTGTTCCAGAGCAGTGATACAGAATACAAGGGAAAAGAGGGAAAAGTTTGCAACAAGTGTAAGCAGTTCCTTCCTCTCTCCGCTTTCTCGCGCTGCTCGGCTGCAAACTACTTGCGTCCGGAATGCAAGTCGTGTAACAATAAGCTTAGTAAGGTAAGACAAGAAATACGCGACAGTGTGGGTAATCCACCAGAAGATTATATCTGTCCCATCTGTCTAGGTAATCAGCAGGATGTGTCAGGTAAAGGAAACAACAGGAACGGCTCGTGGGTTATAGACCACGATCACGAGACAGACACATTCAGAGGATGGCTGTGTCACGCCTGTAACAGAGGGCTTGGTTGTTTCCACGACAGCATAGAAGTTTTGCAACGAGCAATAGGGTACTTGAACGATGATCGAAGTGAAGATAAGTGACGAAATGCTCCTCAAGGCCCGTGGCAAGGCCACTGAGATGGGTCAGTTGAACAACTCTATCCTGCGGGGCGGCGGCAGTGTAGCGGGCTTCCTCGGAGAGCAGGTGGTCCTCAACGTCCTCGGGGGTTCGTGGCTCAACTCGTACGACTACGACATCGTCTTGGATGATGGTCGCAAGGTAGAGGTGAAGACGAAGCAAACGTCAGCAACCCCCTTGCCTCACTATTCGTGTAGCATCAGCAACTTCAACACGAAGCAAGACTGCGATATCTACGCCTTCACGCGCATCCTCAAAGATTTTTCAAAAGGCTGGTTCCTCGGATACCTGTCAAAAGAAGAATACTTCGACAAGTCCGTGTTTATGAAGAAGGGTCAACTCGATCCGGACAACGGCTACGAAGTACGGGCAGACTGCCACAACCTAGCTATCTCGGACCTGCGAACCCACTATGAGCAAGCAAAAGAAATCGAAGGCCACCCTGTTTAACCTACAGGTGTTCCTAAATGAAAACGGGGACATCGAACTGGAGACCCAGTCCGTTGACCCCGATACATTTATCAAAACTATGGAAGCAGGTATGCCTAGCTACGAAGCTACCTACAAGGTTGCCAGCTTGATCAGGTATCTCAAGTCAATCAACGACGAGATATACGAGAAGTCTGGCCGCTACGTCTAGCGCATCTTTTTGTTCATCTTGCCGCCGTACATCATACCCATGCCCATGTTGCCGGTCATGCCCATCTTGTCTTTGCGATCCATCATCGGGTTCGCGGACATGGTCATGCCGCCAGCTTGCATGGGCTTACGGACCATCGATCCGTACGCATAGCCCTTTGGCTTTTTATTCATTTTCTTCATCGGTAGTTTCCTCTTCTCCGAGATACATGTTGAAATAATCAGTTAGTGCGGCCTCTTGGCCCTTCCGAGCAACCTCTGTAAAGAGAAACTCTTGCACAAGGGTGTCGAAAGTTTTGAGTTCCTTTGGCGTTACTAGCTTCGGGAATCTCAGCATCTTGTCCATGATTGCCGCCGCATCTGGACTCTGCAGGGAAAGAAGGAACGCATCTGCGCCTTTCTTTTGTAACATTCGGATTGTCACTTCTGAGGCAACGTATGTCGGGCTGACCATCTGTCGAGCGATGTTGTAAGCGCGGCTGAGAGCCTCGTTTGCGGACATACCTTTTGCGCCTTGTGTGACAGCAGCCATAGCCGCTTTGGATGCTTGTTGCCTTACAAGATACGTCAAAATGTTCTTGACATTCTCAATGTGTTCGGGGGGCATAACCTTTTCAAGATTGCGTAAAACTTGTGGGTTTTCTAATTCGTCAAGCGCACCTATGGTGTTCGCGAACCCATGGATGACAATGTTTTCTCCGAGCAACCCTTTTAGTTCGTCTGTTGCTGTTCGCCCTGCAGGACCGTAACCACCTCTCTCAATGAGACCCTTGTAAGTTATATTATAGATTGCGTTATCGAACAGCTTTTCGAGATCGACACCCTCAAGAGATTTATCGCGTTTCAAGGTTTCCATGAACTGATCCCGCAAGAGATCGATGTCTCCGTACGCATCTGCACCGATAAATTCTTCGTAGAACGATCCCGGGTCTTTCAAGTTAGTGAGCGTCTGGAGTGTTTCCATAGCCCTCTTTTCGCCTTTAATCTTGATCTGGATTTCATCCTTGGTAGCTTTGAGAGTGCGCTTCAATTTAGTGACTACACGCTTTCCTCTGTCGTGAAGTGCGCCCCCATCCACGATCAACTTCGATATGTCTTTTTCATCAGAAATCATTTTAGTGATGTTAAACACAAGCGACTTGTCATTCTTCCCGTCGAGGTCAACAACATCCATATTAAAGATATTGTTGATACCTTCTAGTTCCTCGATGATGTTTGCCTTGAACCCGATCCCGCGTGGATCACCTATCCTCTGACCGACGGCTGGTTTTTTTGCCAAGAAGTCCGCAGCCCATCCGTCGTAGACGATTGCCCCGATAACCTCTTCCATGAGTTCGGCGGCTAGCCTACCCTCTTCGGTTCGAAGATCGATACGCATCTTTCCGTCGTCAGCCACAGTGCCAAAGAGTTGCGTCATAGCTGCAATTTGATCTTCTAGCTTTTGCGCAGCTTGAAGCTTTCCGCGACCACCCGCCATTATATCGGCGACGGTTTCTCCCATTTCGCCGAGAATCTGGGCTGGTGTCGCTCCTTTGTACATGCCCGAGTACGGACCCGAGTCTGGAGTAACTTTATCTCCGACCTTGGAACCGAGGATGCGGTTCATGGGAGTACCGGGACGAAGAGGGTCGTTTAGCTGTCGATAGATTCCCCGGGCCTTTACAAGTTCCTTGTGACCCTCCGGATCGCTAGACTCGATGGCCTTGTCAATAATATCTTCAAATTGCTTGAACTCACGGGACACAGCTTTGTTGGATGTCTTGTAACCGTAGTCCCGGAAGGCTCGGCGGAAGTCCTCGGCTTCCTCGATATTTGCTCGTGCAAACACGTTCAAGTTGCCACTCTGATGAAGGATGAGGCCGAACTGAACCGGATCATTACGCATGAGAAGTTCGAGGTCTCCCGGGTTGACACCCTCTTCTACGAGAGAAGTGAACATCTCCGTGAGTTCTTCTTCTGGAAGTTCGTTGAGAGTGCGTCGAACCATGCGCTCAAACATCGTCCGTGCTTTGCGGCCCAGATAGCCGGAGAAGAAGGTAGATTGAGGACCGAAGAAGGTGGCTATATCGCCAGCATCTGCAAGAGACAGCATCTCTTCGACTGAACTAGAAATATCAATATTCGGACGAGGGCCGGATGCCACGAACTTGCGGAAGTCGTTGTACGCAGCGTCCATCTCGGCAGATAACTTCCCGTACCGCTGGAACATTAAAGTTTCGACGGCGGTTGCAAGGCTCGAACTGTGAAGGGTCTTTCGATCACGAATTGCTCGTATGGTGCGGAATTTTTCGAGAAGTGCCTTGTCGGTTTTGATAGCCGCATCCTTAATGCTTTCAAGGTCTGCAACAACCCCAGCAAGTTCCTCGGCAGACTCTGGAGATATGCGACGAGCCAGCAACTCTTTTGCTGCCAAGTAATCTTCGAAGAAGGTTTCATCCATAGGTTCGGAGATGTCTTCCAAGGCACTGTCCATCATTGCATCCAAGTTCTTATTCAACTTGACGAACTCCATGTCCACCATCTCTTCGACGGCCATGAGACTAGACTTTGTTTGCTGGATGAGCTTGGTGACAGCTTCTGTCTGGTTCGGATCACCGAATTTTGCAACGTGCTTTTCGAACCCTTCAATTAGAGTTTGTGCCCGAGCCGCACGACGCTCCATCTCTGAAGCGGCATTGAGCATAGCACCCATGCCGCCCTTCTTTATACCCTTTGCCATAGCCATTTCCGTAGCCATTTGATAAGCAGAAATGGCATCTGGCAGAGTGCTGGCTTCTGCAAAGGATTGCTCTAAGAATTTTTCAGCGGTATCGCGGGCCTCCCCTTCTGGGAACATCTTCAAGAGGTCTGCCTGTAAATCCATCTGTGCTTGTAGCCGGTCTAGGAATGCTTCACGTGTTTCTTCGTCCATTCGTTCGACCTGTCGAAACGCAGACTTGATCATCTTGCGTTCCATTCGGTTCATCGGACGACCTTCGCGAGGCTCGAAGTAAAGCTTCTCGTAGTCTTCTACCGTTGTGTCGGCTTGCACGAGTTTCCGATAGAGTGCGTTGGTGGGACTGAGAATACCATCGGGCGTGATCGCCGTGGCAAGTTTACCTGTACCAATTCCGATACCTCCCGCGACAGTACCAACTACCTTTTTGCCAAAGGAAGTTACGCCCGTTATCTGAGAAGTTAGTCCGCCAACGACACCTAGAAGTTCGGCGGTCTCTCCATCCATGCCCATGTATCCGTCGAGGTATTGACGCCCCACGGTTCCGGCAATGGCCAGCGCAGCCTCGTCACCGATTACCTCAGTCAAGTACGGACTCACCTTCTGGCGGAAATAGTTACGACGGCGCAAGCGGCGCAGGTTCATAATTTCGGATTCTAGCCGACGATACTGTAGGCTGTTTTTGCCGTGTTCGAGGGCCGCGTCTTGAAGGTCTTTTGAGAGTTCCTTTACCCGCAAACCTGCGTCGTCCATCTGTTGTGCAATTGCCTTGTTATAAATGCCGAGTTCGAGAAGATCGTTGTCAACTTTGAACTTCATGTCTCGTTGCTTTGCAATCCGAGCAACCGCATCCAAGGGCGTGTCATCCGCAAGCTTCAATGTCTTTCGCAGATCAGTGAGGCGTTGTACTTCACGCAGGGCGTTTGTATTTTTTGTTCGTGACAGGATGCCGCCACCGAGCATGTTTTCAGTGAGCATCACGCCAAACTGCTCAACAGCGTTCATCTGACTGAACGACTCTTCGATGACCGCATAGGCTGTCTCGTCGTCCACGAACTCTCGCAGAAACTTCTCCCCCGTCACAGTCGTGTCGTACAAGAAGTCGTCTTTCTGTTCGTCCGTCAGGTTCGGATCATCTTGAATCCGTTTGCGAATCTGAGCGTTCATGCCCATAGCGGCTGTCGGTGCCGGAAGGACCGTCGAAAGGGTTCGCAGGTAATCTTTTGTCTTTTGTTCCCGTTTAGGTGCGAGTGCGGCCCATTCACTAGATACGTCTGTCTGAAGCTGTAGGGCACGACCGACTGCTTCGCCGAGACTCCCCACCATGTCCATGCCATACTTGGGAAGGGTAGGAACAGCGCGGCCTGTCTCTGCAAGACGGGTTACAAGGTTGTCAAAAAATTCACCAGTGGAGAAGTCGTCAACAAAGTATTGACGCACCGCAACGTCGATATCCGGGCGACCCGTGTTGACAAGCGGACGCAAAGTATCGTCGAGAGCCTTGCGACCCTCGGCGTAAACGGCGGCAGTGTCTTGAAGATCGGGGTCGAGGTAGGATACGTCTACCCGGCCTGTGGGTGTAATAAAAGCAATCTCGGGTTCTGTGGGAACTTGTTCTTCTTTTTGTTGCTGTTTGTAAAAAGAGTCTTGTGCAAGCTGTAGCTGGATACGTTTACTGACTGTTGGGGTACGTGCAGCTTTTGCAAGTGCCCTTCCTGAGTACGTAACTTTTCCGTCTGGAGTTTGCAGCGTGACAGTTTCACCCGCGTCTAGCTTCTCAAGAATCCCCTTGTACGTAAGCTTCTCTTCAGGAGCAGGTGCTACATCTGCAGAAATCTCAGGTTGCAGGGATTTGAAGGTTACGGGTGGAATAGCAAGCTGCCCGCGAACCTGCGTGGGAACACTTGCTTCGGGCTTGGGTTCCAAAGTGACAGGCGTGATAGAGATACGGGGGCGTCCGGATTCGTCTGTGGTCACCTTGCCTTCATCGGCAAGAGCCATTTCACCAGCTTCGACCTGTTCTCCGACCGTGCGGGCCATAGGCTGCAGGTCGTCAGCTTGCGTCTCTTCGTTTTCTTCGACGATTACCGGATTAGCTTCTTCTGCCATTAATTTGTACCCTGTCCAGCAGTGTTGTCAGTGCCCATATACGCAGCCTCCACATCCTTACCATCAGCGTTGATGATCTCAGGTCCGCCACCACCAATTCGTGCAAACATTCCTGTTTCGTTACCATTTTCGTCCGTTATTGGAACGTAATTTTTCATGTCCACTTCCGGAGTTGCTGACACCTCGGCAGCAGCAGCAGCGGGAGCTTGTCTCGGTTGATACGTATCCGTGCTGAAACCAACGAACGTGGTTTCCAGCATACGATCAGCACGGATTGCCCGAGCAGTGACCGCATCAATCTTTTGCCCCACAGAAGCCGCTGTAGCTATGACAGAGTTACGACGAATGTTTCCATTGAACTCGGTCAAAAGAAGATTCAACTGCCTTTTCACGGACTCAGCGTCACCGAGCAACGCGCCGCCTAGACGACGAAGCTGAATTTCAAAGTCTTGGTTGGAGAGACGACCCGATGGATCGATTGCACGAGCCATCCGAGCAGCCAGTGCAAGTTTCAAGGCGTCAGCTTCGGAAATATCTGCAAGTGTGCTGCCCTTTTCTAGCTTGAACACACCCTCTTCTACCAGCCGCTCTGCAGTTGCCATCAGCGACTCAGAGTTCGTTTCGCCATCTTTGTAGTTACCATTAAAGATGTCATTTCCCACGAACACGTCTTTGAGAACGCCACCAGCTTGCTTTAGCTGCGTACCTGCACCGAGCAACACCCTTTTAAGTTCGCGGGAAAAACCTTGCGCGTCAGCAAGAACTCCGAGTTCCAAGTCCTTCAACTGTGTCAGCATATCGACAGTTTGCTTCGAGTATTCGAAACCGTCTATAACTTCTTGAATTTGCTTATCGGTATATCCCAACTCGTTTTTAAGGAACGAGCGACCGTTGACTTGCTTGCCCGTTTTCTTAGTTTCGGGTGTATAGAACATCCCGGTTTGGGGGGCGGCAAGGAACATCTGATCTGTAGGGAGCATGTAGCCCAGCGCCACACTCATACGAAAACGATCATCGCCATACTTTTCTCTTAAAAACGCTGCGATTTCTTGTTTCTTTTCAGGGGAAGCGGCTAGTGGATTGTTCAAAATTTCCCCGTAACCCCGTCGTTGCATCTCAAGAACATTGTTGAACATGGCGTACTGTTCATCGACGATCTCATCATCATCCATACCAAGATACACGCCGCTTTGAAATTCAGCAACGGTGGGAATATCCCTAAATACGGCAAAGGAATCTACAAATTGCTGTGTAGTTTGCCCGTGCTTTGCAGCCATTTCAGCAACTAGCTTCTGATCCCCTGTGGAAATGTTTCGAACCAAACCTTGCTTAGTGCCTACTTCGTCTGTACTAACAGTGAAGACGAGAGGTGTAAACCCATCTGGGGTGTTTGCAATTTTGCCCGCAATCTCAGTTTGTGCTGCTTCCCGTTCTGGCTGAGAGTTCAAAGCCTCGTGAAGTCGGGCAATATTACTGAAGTTATCTATGCTGGTTGTGTAGACTTTACCCGGAGTTACTTCTTTTTGAGTTTGCAAGATGCCGTAGCCTTCAATAAGCTGCTGTTCTGCGCGGGTTATCAACCCAACAAGACTGTCGCGAGTGACCTGATCGCCTTTTGCTTTTTCAACCACGCTGTCAAAAAACTCAGGATTTCCAAGCTGTTGATCGATGTTATCTAAAGTACCGTAGCCTTTATTGTAGACATTTGCAGTAGAAAGGTCTTTAGAAGGATTTCGAAATTTTATACTTCCTACGAAAAAGTTACTATCTATATCATTCAGAGCGTTGGCCATACCGGCCATTTCAGAAGTAATACTAGTTCCAAAGACTTCGTTATACCCCTTCAAAAAATCCGGGTCTTGGAACAGCATTAGTCTTTGATCTTCAGACAAGACTTCTAATTGATCGATGTATTGTTGGCGCAGTCTTTCTGGTTTCCCCTGTTCAAACTCACGGGTTTTCTGTTCCTGCTTCAGTTTTGCTTCGAGCTTTATGTTGCCTTCGTCGAGACCTGCCTTAAACGTGGCTAGGTCGTATCCCGCTTGACGCTCATCTGCCTTAATTGCAGCTTCTCGTTGCGCTGCCGCTTGCGCTCTTTTTTTGTCGTTGAGTTCTCCAAAGAACGCACTTGCGAATGCTACGCCCATGCCCATTACTCATTCCCTCCCATGTTCAGGAAGTTACGCTCGGCAGGTTCGCGGGGAGCCATGCCGTCTCGTATCTGCTTGTTCAAGCCTTCGCGTAGCTGTTCGAACATACGCGGGTTGTTCTCTTTCATCATGCGGAAGAACGTCTCGTCGTCCATCTTGCCCTGATCCAAGGCACCATCGTTCTCGAACATACGGAATGGGACGTTCTCGTCTTCTGCCATCTCGGCAATCACAAGACCGAGCATCGGCTTCATCATCATGGCAACGTCAGGGGAGAACTTGCCCTCTTGGAACCCCTGCATCAGGATGCTTTCCACAACTACCTCGATGGACACACCGACCATCAAGAGCTTCATTAGCTCGTCTTTATTCTTCTCCACGCCATCTATAACTTTTTGGAATGCAACCTCTGGGTCAGCGTCCCGAGGCGGCTTGCCCCACGGCCAGCGCGAGTTGTCCTGCGTCAGGCTGTGGCCCGGGGGAGCGTAGGCAAACGGGTCCATGTTCTCAGGAGAAGCCCTGCCTAGAATCTGTGCGTCAGTCTCAGCCATAACTATGTTACCTTTGGTTCTTTGCGTACGTTAGCGGGTGTTGTCTTTGTTACCTTCGGCGCACGTGCCGGTTCGACGCCAATGGTCCGCTGCCCCTGACGGCGGTTCATCGCTACGCGCAGGTCACGACCCAAGCGGTTCATGTCGGAGTTGGCGTAGGCGCGGCTAGACAGGTTCCGCATGGCCCTCTGCACTGAGGGATTTCGAAGCAGCGGGTTCACGGGAGCCATGCTCTGCGCCTGAAAGTCTGGCCGCGAACCCGGACGGACCAAGTCAGGACGTACGTGACGCAACTGTTCCCGCTGCTGTTTTTCGCGGGCTTCACCCTGTTCCATAGTCTTCTTCAAGCCGCCGCGCAGCGTGTCGAGAAACCCCCCGCTTCTAGGGCCGACAACATCACCGCTTTCATACTCTTTATCTCCGAGGAGAAAGTCCGCCCCGAAGTCGATAGCATTTTTGATTAGGTTAGGAAAATCAAACATATGTTATATCACCAGATTTGCAAGGAACCTAGCAAGCTCCCCCGCCATCCGGTCCTTTTGCTCTCTAGAATACATCTCTTGTGAGTTCGCGAACTGCATTGCAATAGCCGCCAAGTCGTGTCTACGAGCCAGATCATTCTCTGACTTTGTAAAGTTCCACGAAGCATTGTCCCGCATCTGCTGCCACATGTTGCTCATTGCCGTCATCGTGGCATTGTACATGTTCATTACATCGAGGCGGTTCGCTTCGTTTTGTGCTGCCGTGTTCGCGGTGTTGATCTCCCTGCGCCACACGGCGTTCGACTGTTCAATGGCAAACCCCATCTGTGCCTCGAACTTTTCCCGCGAGTCCTTGACTTGCGTGTTGAACTGGGACATTGCGTTAGCTTCGGACGTATTGAACTGTCGCATAGCCGCTGTCCGGTTCGCGTTAGCCGTCTCGACCTGCGAACTCAATTCGGCAAAGTACTCTTCAACCTGCAGTTCATTCTTGGCGTTGAACTGTTTCCGCGCGTTTTCTTCCGCTGCGTCTTTGAACAGCCCCTGTACAAGGCTACTATATGTTAGTGTATCACTTTTTTGTTTATTGTCAAGATTTTTAAGGTCTACAGACAGGAGTGCCTGTGCCTCTGTAACCGCTCCCTGCAACCGGGCAGAGAGGTTCGCGCGGTCCATAGCAGCGTAGGTTGCTGCATTCGCAAGCGCGGTTTGCTGACGATTGTTCAGGTTGGCCAACTGGATCGTGGCGAACTTGTCAGCGTCCTTCGAAGCAATCTGTACGCCAGACTCCATGAGAGCTTGCATAACTGCTGCGGATGCCATAGAGGATGCTGGCAACCCTCGGGCTTGCATCAGGGCGTTTACTTTGCGAACCTGTGGTGCTGCCCACGGGGGCATCGGACCGCCCGTCTCCAAGCTCTTCATCAGTTCACCGAGTTGGTACTGGGTAGTTGCTCGGGGGTCGAGTTCCGCCTGTGCAGCCTGTGCAAGGGAGCCTTGAGATACGGTACCCTCGACGCCTGTCATGTCTACGTAGGGACCGGTCGGGGTTAGCTGGGCCGCTTGTGCGCCGCCCAACTCTTGAAGGCCGGGAGTTACGGTCGTAGTTTCCTTTACCTGCCCCAAGTCCGGACGAGACGGCCCGGTTACAGTAACATCTAGAGCCGTTTCATCTGCGAACACAGGTGTAGTGGTAGGCATATCACCTAGAGTGATGTCCGAAATTGCCTCGTCTGGTTTGGACGCGATTTCTTCAACGGGCGTTTTGGGCAAGTCTTGGCTTGCCAGCTTACCCATCTCATCGCGGAGTTCTTGATCGGTTGTAATAGCCATCGTTATCTAAGTCCCCATAAATACAGACACAACCATCGCCACCACCAGAACAGTGCTGCCCATGATCATTGCCTCTAAACGCCACATGCGTTTGTCTAGACTTTCTAGTTTTTCGTGTACAGCAGCGTAACGGATGGCGCACTCTTTTTCGTGGGCTTCGAGTTCCATCTGGGTCTTCATCAAAGGCTCCATTGTATGTTCTAGTTTCATCATGGTGATGGCGTCCCCGGCGCGTTGAATACGTTCATGTTTACTGGACCAGAGGTTGGTACATTTGTATTTGTGTTAACAGTTACATCTGTGTTGGTCGTGCTGATGCTGGTAAACGTGCCGCCAAAGCTGTTGTATTGAACTGTGCCGCTAGTGGAGAAGTTCAAAGTAGCATCGAGGCCGGGGAGGTTGTTGTTGCCGCCTAAACCGTAAAATGAAAGGGCGTAGCTACCCGCCGCAAAAGTGTTGTTGGCGTTGCCCCCCACAGCCTCGCGAGGGAAAAAAACAACCCTTGTCTGGCCGCCATAAGACCCGGTTCTAGCTTCAATGGTGTCCCCGTTCTGCAACCCGGTTAGGTTTGCTGATGAGGTGATGGCGGAACCGTTGCTGAAAGATACGTTGAACGAGTAAAGTGTAGTTCCACCACGTTTAATAGTAACAATAGGTTGGACGCTACCCTCCGCATCGGACGAGGAGGCGACGTAATATATTTCAATCCCACAAGTGCCGGCGGTTAGAGCCGAGGTCAGGGTCTGTGCGGTTACGAAGCTGCTACTGGTGGTGATGCTGCGAACGCAGTTTGAGGCGTCGAAAAAGTCGTATCCGCCGAGCCTAAGATGCGCGGACGTGCTGGTGTAAAAGGTGTTGTTATATGAATTTAGGTGGTACTCCAGAAGGCTATTCATGCTATAATCTTTCGTCGCAGATACGGTGGTCGATTCGCTGAATACGATAGTTCCGGTGGCGGGGCTAGAATTTACGCCAGTGTTATTTGCCCCGTCTATGGTCAATCTAGATTGATTTCCGTCAACTCCCGAGCCTGCTGTGCCAAATAAAGCCGACTGGTTTACAAGTGCAGTTACGCCCGTGTTCGTTGTGGTGTCGGTTCGAGTCGAAGGAACCTCAGAGCCGCCACGATAGTATTCGGACATGCTGATAGGGTTAGACCCGCCGTAGTAGGTCTGGAGTTCCGAAAACGAAATTGCGTTTCCTACGCCACCATCGACTGCCATCTTTACGCTCCGTCGTAGCTGGACAGATCGGCAAATGCCGTGATGTCGTCGATGACCTTCAGGTGGCCTGTTGTCGTCAGCAACATCTTGGCAACACCGTTGTGACGGAACACAAGTTCATCCGAAGACGTAACCAGCACGGTCCAGTCTGTGCTTGCACCAATCTGGATCGCCACATCTGTACCAGTGTCGCTGGCATTAGTGTTCGACGCGATTACCTTTTCCGCAGTAACGTCACCAGTAACGTCGCCCTCTAGATCAGCAACGAGGGTACCGGCAGTGATAGTCAAGTCTCCGGTGCTTGCACCTGTGAACGTGCCGGTGCCCATCGTAAACTTGTCAGCACTTTCATCGAAACCGATAAAGGCGTTGTCCGAATCCCCCCGCTCGATAACCAGACCTGAGTCATTTACAGGGGAGCCGGTAGTTCCGTTACCAAGCTCTATCAGGGTGTCAGAAACAACCGTGTTAGTCGTGGAGATTGTGGTGGTGGTTCCATTGACTGTCAGATTACCACCAATAGTCAGGTCGTCAACCACCTCAACTACGCCACTTCCCTTACCGTCGAGTTGCAGATTGATGTCGGTGTCGTCACCAGATGCCTGAATAAGAGGATGGCCCCCTGTTGCGGCGTTGGTGATGGTGATTTCGTTGACTGCGCTAGCCGTCTCAGAGAACTTGATGAGTTCGAGGGTGCCGTCACCAATCGCGTTGCCGTTAACGTCGAGCATACCGCCGAGTTGAGGTGTCGTGTCCCCCACAACATCCGTAATAACATCTGCGAACCCCAACTGCCCCGACCCATCAGTCTGAAGGAACTGGTTTTCTGTCCCGTCTGCAATCGGAAAGTTCAAGCCGTCAAGGACAATCTTGCCGTCGCCGTCCGGTGTGATTGTAATGTCACCGTTGGTGTTCGTACTAGTGATGGCGTTGCCGTCGATGTTGATGTTGTCAATATCTACGGCACCCGTAATTTCTACCGTAGGAGCGACAATCTCAAGCTTCGTGTCCGCGTCGATGTCGAGTTGTCCGTCAGCAGTCGAGCCGATAGTCAGGCCCGAGTCACGAAACTGGATTTCCCGCGAACCATTTAGGAGAAGACCTGTGTCAGCAACGTGCGTCAGGCTGACATCGTCGTCTGCACCGAAGCTCAAAACAGCAGCATCAGAACGAAGGAACACATCGTCCGGAGCTACGACATCGTCGTCTTGAAGAGTGAGAGCAGTAGTCAGGGCTTCTGCGTTGCCCGTCTGGAAGACAAGCTTTACATCATCTCCGCCGCTGTCATCGAGACTGTCAACTACAATGGCTTCGATCTTTGCAACGTCTACACCCGACTGTTGTGTGTCTAGGGTCTCAAAAACAATAGAACCAACACTGTCCGCCGTAAGCATGTCGGTGGATGTGTTGGTCAGGGTGATGACGGGGGCATCGTTTTTGCGAACATTTAAGTTGACAAGATATGCGTTGTTCCATAGGTAGGTAGTCGAGCCGAGATCAAAGGAAGCGTCTGTCATCGGCTGTAGGTGCGAACCCACGCCGTCTGCAGAGCCGTCTGAAGCTGCTACCGTCAGGCGGTCGATGTAGGCGATACCATCGAGGTAAAGGTCTTTGAACTCCGCAGAGCTTGTACCCAAGTCGATGCTGTTGTTAGCATCCGGGGTGAGGGCTGTGGTGGTCTGTTCGAGTTGCTGGGACGGGCCGAGCTTGCTGACGGGTCCGCCGTCACCTGTCGTAGAGCCGTCGTGTGTGTGGCCGGTAGAAAGGGCAAACGCATCTTGGATAGCGTCGAACTCGCCGTCGAGGGGAGCGGCACTGATGACGTTACCGTCTGCAATGTTACCGGCTGTGTCGTTTCGTGTGTAACCTGCCATGATGTTTACCTTCTGCCGTACTGGCCGTATTCGAGAACCGCTGCGTCGAGCGAGTAAGGGGGGTTGGTGTCGTCACTAGAAAACTGAAGTGATACAGTAAATCCTGACCCCTGTGCTTGATTGTCAAAAATAGACTTCAAAGTTTCTCCGCTGTACACCGCCGTGTTATTAACTCCGCCCACACTAGTAAAAATGACATCGTCGTTGTCAGATACAGCGGCTTCTAGTGCAGGAGTAAATGTCAATGTTGCTGTTGCTGTAGACGGGTCTGCGGATGCGTCTCCTGTTATAGAGGGCGTACTCGATAGCGTGTATGTCTTTTTGAAGTTGGCAGAACTGCTGCTACTTGTAAGAATCTGAAATGTGTCCCCTGAAGCTAGGGTAGGTGACGACGAGCTATCCAAAGACATCAGGTCCACAACCATACTTGACACTCCCGACGAGTATCCTCCACTGTTATTTATCTTAGCACCGTCCGCAAACTGAACATTAGGCTCTCCAAAAATAAACACACCCCCTGCAGTTGATGTATTTTCCAGAGTGATAGTACTCGGCTCGATAACTCCCGATTCACTCAAGTCATACTTCAGGTTCAAGGAAAGATTGATGGTGCCCTGCGGATCAGTGTAGACTGTGGTCTTGTAGATAGTCTTGCGAAGACGAGCATCACTAATCGGGAAGTACGGGGTAGAAAAGCTAGCAACGATGTTGCCCCCGTCAAAGCTGTTGCCCGACTCCATCTTGTACACGTAGCCGTCATTGTGTGCAAAAAGGATGGTCTCCGTAGTTCCGCTGTACGTCGAATCTGCAACGAACGCCTTGATGCCGGTAGTCTCCGCCCAGTTCAAGCCTACGCCCTGTTGCCCTTGAATCTGCGTTCCAATAATCCCTTTCGATGTGCCCGGTGTTGCCGATCCCGTGAACCCGAAGAGTCGATACTGTGACTTCTCTCGGATGACCACAGATGCAAAGGAGCTATTTTGAGATGTTAGCTGCACCATCTGTTTCTGGATGGGCTTGGATACGGACGCCAGTTCGAAGTCTTGGTTGCGCTCAGTTGCCGCAACCGTACGCAATCCATCCGGACCCAAGAATATAACGTCCCCAGATATCTCCTGTGCTGTGTCAGACTCTACGCATCCCACGTCGTCCGCAATCGGTTGCATCTGAAAGTCCGCAACGCTACTGCCTACGATACGCAGAATCTTGTCTTCCCCGAAAACAATTAGTTGTTCGCGAAAAACAATCAAGTCTGTTACAGTTGTACCTACATTGATTATACCGCCACCAGAAGCTGCTGTAAAGTCATCATCTTCAAATGGAGCCGAAAAAACGATGTTTTCGCCGTTGGCAGCAAAGATGTGGTTCTTAAATGCAACTGCGTGGCTTGCCCCCTGTAGGTCGGAAGGGGTTGTCAGCTTACTCAAACCGCTGGCAATCGTACTTGTAAGGATGAGAGGGTAGTCTACGCCGTCTACGATAAACAGTTTGTCGTTGCCATCGAAGTTGTACTTAGCAAAACGTACCCGTGCTACGTTTGCACCGAGAGTATGGGTGGTTGAGAGGTCTGTCCACGAACCCGATCCGCTGCCCCCGCTAAAGAGCTTCGGGTTGCCACCGCTCTGATCACGGGCTACGATGGCAGTATCCTTGTAAGACACCACGCCGAGTATGTTACCTTGCCCCGTGACCGTGTTCGTGTTGTACTTGGTGAAACCCTCGATACGCCGGTAACCACCCTCAGTGGACGGCTCGAAGTTGTTCATGACACGGGCCGAGCCGGGGGCGGCAGTGCCGTGCTGCAAGGGGCTAAGATTGGAGATCAAGCCGCCGCGAAACTCCACCCCGTATGTTTGCCAACGATCCGGCATCCCTTACACAGACCTTACGTAATAGTTTTCGTTTACAAGTATCTTTCGCATGTTCTTCATGCCCTCGTCGAACTTGTTCTTTGAGATAGATGCCATCTCCATGTTGTCGCGGAACATGTAACAGTAGTACATGGCACCGTCTACGATCACGTGCTTGTACGGCTCGGGGATCGTGGGAACGTCGTCGAACAGCGACAGGTTCACGGGGTGCATAAAGTATTCGTACTCAACGGCGTACGCCTTGTCAGGCATAGGCACGACGCCGAAATACCCGTCTTGGGAGCGGAACACGTATTCCGGAACACCGCCTCGCGTGGTGTCCGTCTCGTCTTCCTGATCGACGTACCGATCCACGTACTCTACATAGGTGATTTTCCGGAGTTTACGCGCTCTTCCCACGTTGAGGCTCGTGTCCCGCTTCACTCGAAACGTGTCGAAGTCTACGTACTTAGCCTCGTCTGCAAACGAGTAGCGTGTCTCCCCGGCAACCAGCGTGATCTCATCCGAGTTGTGGTTGTAGGGCCAGTACAGGTAATACTGATTGATGTCGTGGATCGAGGAGTTGACAGCATCCTTGATGGTTGCGTGAAAGGCTCTCGCAGTTGAAAAGTTCGAACTGGTTAGCTCAGTCTCATTCAAACGCCGAGCAACCTCATTGACGATGTCGAGATAATTGTACGGCATCAGTTACGCTCCCTTACCCGCAGGTTAACCGTACGTTTTGTAACGATTGCTGCGCTAGTTTTTGAAGATGTACTGGTTGTTATTTCGCAGATAAGAACATAGTCTTTGTTCGCAACCCCCCCAGACAACACAATGGTAGCTGTGGTATCTGTTTTTGGAAGACTGTTAACAATCAGTCCCCCCGACGGGTTAGACTCGTCATCAGTTGCGTCCAAGTTTGAGGACGTAGACAGGGCAACAGATTCTTCACCCTTGCTTTTATCCCCTAGATCGTTTGTCAAAACATACCGCCACTCAACAGACGAGATGGTCAGCGTGTCGAGATACCGTGACCAGTCCACAGTGTAGTCCAGTTGTTCATCTGGGTCTTTGTCGGGCCAACGAAGTGCCATCGTTACGCTACCTTTGCTAGTCTTTGAACGGCTTGTGGTATGGATACCGTTCGTGGTTTATCTTCAGGGATAAGTACGACACGCTGCGTGTCCTGCACTACATAGAGAACGTGCTGTGTCGGCTTGCCGACTGCGACCTCTCGCGCGGGTTCTTGGGCGACGAAGGCAACCCGATCTCGTTCGTAGAGGGTTGCGTCAAAGCGGAAGGACCGGAAGCCAACTGCAATTACAGTTGTGGTGCCCGCTACGGATGCCGCGCCCCTGCCAATAGTCTGTGCGGCACCCGCTGTAGTTGCCGTACCGGAGACAGAGAAAACTCCTTGTGCAACTACCTTCGGCGAACCAGCCACGCTTCCGGATGCGGAGACAGTGGCGGATACAGTAGCAAACACAGTCGGCGATGCTGCTACAGATGCAGAGCCAGTTACTGTTGCTTCTCCGTCGAGCAAGGCTCCTGCTGTTCCAGAGACTGTGGCTGCACCCTGTACTGATGCAACGCCTACTAGAACAGCCTGTGCAGTTCCTGCAGTGGTCGCACTGCCGCTTACGCTGCCTACTGCTAGTGTTCGTGCCTTCGGGCTGGCAGATGCAGAGGCGCTTCCAGAGATGCTGACTGCAGCAACATTCAGGATTGTGGCTGCATCAGCCGAGACAGTTGCCGATCCGGAGACAGACGCAGCACCTACGTGCCTCGATGATACTGCGCCAGTTGTAGATGCCGATCCTGCAACACTAGCAGATGCGGCTGCAATTAGCCTTGCTTCAGGAGTCGATACAGTAGCCGAGCCGCCTATCAGAACGTCGCCGTCTAGGAGTCCGCGACCTGTTGCTGTAGAAGTTCCGCTTGCAGTTACAGAGGCACCTGCAGTTGCGATAGTCTGTGCTGTTGCACTTACAGAACCCGAACCTGATACGGATGCAGATGCAAGGTTAACAGTGCTTGGAGTAGCCGTCGCAGACGCAGAACCGGATACAGATGCAGTCGCCTGTTGGATGGCGGCGAACAGCGATGAGAACGCTGCGGTTGCAAATGGACCTGCACCAAAAAACATGATTACTCGCTGCTTCCTCTGTACGTTTGACCGGCTGTTATAGCTGCGTTTACGGCGGTCATGTCCTCGTCTCCCCAGTCTGTAAGTGCTACCATTGCAGAGAGATGATCGACGTTACGTCGGACTCTCTCTTTACGATCCTCTAAAGAACGATCTGCATTTATAGTGCCGTCGATGATCGCATTGATCATCATAACACTGTCACCCATGGCAGCGTAATCGTTTGCTTTTTCTTCGTCAGTCCTAGACATTAATAAATCACTCCGTTGCGCCTTCAAGGGCGGTGACACGAGCGGTCAGGTCGGTGACCTGTGCCTCCAGTGTTTCAATGCGTTCCATTGCCTCTTGCAATGCTTTGACTGCTTTCATGTAGAGGACGCTGTATTTGACTGATTTTGTGGTAGTGCCTTGATCTACACCATCAATCACATCCTGTTTTTCAACAACAAGGCCGCTCATGTTAGCGGCTTCAAGGTCTTGTGCAATTACGCCAATCTGCAAAGGCACATTGTCAGAACCAAGATTAGTTACTGCATCTATGAAACGGAACTTTTTAACCTGTAGGGCCTTGATGTCATCCCATTGAGAGGCGGCATCAACGATGTCTTGCTTTAGTCTCTGGTCAGAAATTTGACCGTAAGAATTGTTTTTGTTTTGTACATCACCGTCGCTTTGCACAAGGAAGGCCAGCTTTGCGAAAGATGATCCAACAGCGCCGCCGTGACTTGTGTAAAGTTTAATGGCGTCAATATCCGCAGTGCCACTGCCGGAGTGAATAATAAGCTGGTCGCCAGATGCGTTCATGCCCCGACGGTTGGTAGCACTTGCTGAACCACTGTGGTCACTGGTGAATATGCTTTCAGCATTGCTTCCGGGGTACTTCATATCCCCCTGACCGTTGATTTGCAAACGAGGATTACCATCACCATCACTGAGGACAATGCGGTTGCTGGATGTGCGGATGTCGAGGCCACCCTCGTTGCCGTTGTAGCCACCGAGTATGGTGTTTTTTGCACCTGTAGTGATTACAGCTCCAGCACTTGATCCTACAAACGTATTGTAAGAGGAACTACTACTTAAACTACTTCCAGCCGCATCGCCTATGCCCGTGTTGTGATCGCCGGGGGCAAGCCCGCCTAGTGCCAAACGTCCGACGGCAACACTGTTTTGTGAGCTTGTGGAGCTATGCAGAGCTTGGGCACCAATCGCAATATTGTCGTCTTGACCAAAGCCAGTAAGCGCCTCACCTGCCTCACGACCTATTAGGATATTGTCGTCGCTGGTAGTAAGATTCTGACCAGTCAAATAACCTATTGTGACATTGTTGTCTCCTGTAGTTATGTCTGCACCGGCAAAATATCCAACGGCTGCGTTCCCTTCTCCAGAGGTCATAACCTGATGATTGAAAGAGCCAACGGCAGTATTATATTCGCCGGTTGTACAGCCGTAGTTGTATGGACCTAAGTAGGTATTCGCTGAACCAGAGGTTACCCTGCTACCCGCACGATTTCCAAAAGCTGCACACGGAAACAAGTAGGTGCTGCTACGCGCCAGCAAGGCTTGGTGACCTACTGCCGTTTCATAGTTATCTGTGTTTACCTTCAGAGCCTCGTAGCCGATTGCTACAGTTTTTTGGGAATAGTTTGTGTTGCCGCCGTTAGCGTCCTGACCAATCGCAATATTATAAACCGCACTGGTCGCGCTGGCTAGAGAGCCATCGTTTGCTCCTGTACCAGCACTTAGGTTTTTGGTTGTGCTATCTTCCGCGAACCCTTCAATGCCTGTAAGATTACTTCCGTCACCGTCAGTCAGGAGGACCGTTCCGGTTGCGTTGGGCAGGGTAATCGTGCGGTCGGCTGTTGGGTCGGCGACTGTTAGCGTGGTTTCAAAGTTATCGCTGGTTGAACCCTCGAATATAAGATTGCCACCAGTTTGAATATTGTACGTCGTAGCGTTTACGGTCGTGCTGTAAAGGTTAGTAAGCCAACCAAATGACCAAGACTGGTTAGAGCTACCTAACTGGGCATTGGTTACACCTGTTACCGGACCAAACATCGATTGGTTCATAAAGTATTTCTGATTATTTAGGAAACTGAAAGTGAGGTAGTCGTCACTCGCCGCTTCTAGATAAGTGTCACCGTCCGCGTCGAGGGTCAGCCTACCCCCGTTCAAGTCATACGCGCCGCTGCTAGAAATCGTGGAGAACGAAAGACCACCAGAGCCGTCTGTTGTGAGGACTTGACCGTTAGTACCGTCAGATGTCGGATAGGAAAGGCCGTTGGCTGTGAAGTTCTGGGCCGTAATGGTCACATTACTGTCTGACTGACCCAACGTCAGAGTACGGCCCGTCAACCCCCGAATCTCACCGTTCTGCTCGAACACGATGTCTACGTTGTTGGTGCCGTCACCGATGTACACGTCAGCAGTAGCGTCACCAAGACCAATGTCGCCACCCGGCGAGGTAATGTTCAAGTTGCCATTGGCGTCCAACTCGATTTTACCGTCAACATTACCGGAGTTGTCTTTGAACTCAATCTTGCGACTGGCAGGGGTAATCAGTACATCATCAGACATTATTTAATCCTTCCTCCCAGACGCTTCTTCTGTTGTGTAAACGAGTTGCGAATATCCGGCACAAAGTTAAGGTTTTGCGAAGAGTTTGCGACCCACATGTATTGCTCGTATGGGGTGTCGATGCGAATTATCGGGTCTTTGTGATAGAAGCCGTAGTCGTCTGCGCTTTCCTGCTGACCCCAAATGATGTTGACTGTCGCGCCATAATCTCGTGCCGGGTAGGTAACCTGCAACTCTTCATAGGCACCAATCGATGCAGACGTGGCGTTTACTGTAATGCGTTCAGATGAGAAGCGAGTGTTACCCGCCGTAGAGTTGCTCAAGCGGTTCTGTGATTGCTGACCTAAGTTGGTTAACACTTGCAGCTTTGGATACTCTGACTGTGGAGCAACATCCAGCTTGACCTCCAAGCTGACGCGCAGGGTTGAATTAGGAGGCAGATAGATAGTGGTGCCAAAGCGGCTATTAGTGCTGTTTCGCTTCCTGAAAGCCCACGCTTGATTATCCACGTCCCACACGCGGCGGCAGTTGTATCCGTACTGTGCAACGAGGTCCACCTCGAAGTCCCACTCTAGATGTGTCGAGACGTTGTGATAGCCTTTGGTGCTTCTGAATGGATGGCTTTGATAGGTAGAGCCAGCTTGGTTAGTACCGCCGTGGATGCCCACACCAGAGTTACCGACGACAGCAGAAACAGCTTCCTGTGTGCGGCTATAGAGATGCGTTGCGCCGCCTTCAGTGTAGTGACCGTACCGTGGTCCTCTAAAGTCGTTACAGTAGAGGCCGTCTATTCCATATCCTACGCCTGAAGATACATTAGAAGCATAGTGAGAGAACGCATCGAAGATATTGTGGTGGATGCCGAAGCCAGCCTCATACTCACCGACGGTGACACGCAGTCCGTAGTTCTGCCGGTTGAAGTAGTTGTAGGCAATCTCGTTGTTGTTGCGCTGTCCTTCAGCGCGGCAGCAGAGGTTGCTGCTACGAGATGAAATGCAGTTATAGACGCCGTTTCCGTCATGCCAGTATGGGTGATAGTTATTATAGGCGTTGTGTGCGAAACAGCAGCGCAGCTTTGAATACCGGACTGACCACTGCCACAGTCCGTTGTGGTCTCGTTGCCGTAGAAAGGTAGCGGTCACACCCTCTGTCCACGGCGCTTGGTCGTTGGCCGGGACGGTCTGGGTCATCGTCACGCTTTTCAGTGACGCCTTAGAGTTGAAGTACCCCCGCAACGTCCAGCCGCCATAGTTATTGTTCGACGTGTTGCCGATGTCTTTGAAGTGGACATCCTTCTGGATGTTGATGCGGTTGTAGTTCGAGGTGTAGCTCTCAGAGTAGTAAAAGACGTGGTCGTCTGTACTCGCTCCGCCGATGGTGATGTTGCGGCTTACGCGGGTAACATACACACCGTTGAGAACACTGTAAGACGGTGCAGAGCTTAACGTAATGCTGTTGCCACTTACACTCGACACAGTATGCAAGTAGGACGAATAGTCATTGTAGTACGCGATTGAGCTTTCCCACGGGGACGCAATCCAGATGGTGTCACCAGCCGCGAACTGGGTGGCGTCCGCTACAGTGATTGTTGTGCCAGTGCCGCTGGACGTGGTGGTCATAGTGGCAACCTTGCGGACTTTGTCGCCAGATGCGTGGGGCTTCTCAGTACCGGTGAGGTAGAGCGTTGCACCAGTCGGGTTACCAGTGATGCTAACACTCAAAGTGATTTCGTTTGAGGTGTAGTTGATGCCCGTAATCTTACCCGCAGTCCTGTTAGACCCCGTACCAACAATAACATACTGACCCTTACGAAACTTCTTGGCGTTGCTCACCGTAAGGGTTGAGCCAGAATAGCTCGAAACCGTAACATCATCTGGTCCCACGAAATGACGGAAGTAGACTGTGTTTGAGGAAATGTCGTGGACGACAAAGCCTTCATCCCGCATAGACGTTGCGTTGTTGGTGCCGCTAGTCTGCGCGGTGCTGTTGTCAAAGACCGCGAACCATTCCCCGACTGCGAAATCAGACGCATCCGTAAACGACAGGCTGGTGGCATTTTCAGTAGGGGCAGATGCCAGTGTTGTAGATGGCATCCCGTCCGCACCCTCAAGGATAAGGCTGGCCTCATCTTCATTCTCATGCCAGAGGCCGTGGGCTTCACCAGAAGTACCCTTAATCTTCATGTCGAAGGTACATGCGCCATTATTGTCATTGATGTGTAACAGACCACCGCCCTTGATGTAAAGCCGCCCGTTCATGCGAAGCTCGGTGTTCGCAGATGTATCGTTTTTCAGGACGCCATAGACGTAGCTGTCATGATAGCCATTAGTGGGCTGAGTGATGCCGCTGTCGATGGTGACTGTATGGCCGGACGATACGTTGAACGCATCACCGTCAGCCGGTGGACCGGAGCCACCCCACGTTGCAGAGGCGCTGAAGTTGCCGCTTTGACTACTCGTGTACGTCGCCAATGTCTTGCTCCAGTGGAATATCTGCTACGACATGAACAATCAGCCTGTCACCGTCACGCTCAACCTCGACGGTCTCTGCATCAGCCTCGCTGTCCAGAACGGTAGGCGTGTCGTCAGCCGCAATCTCAAACTTGATTCGCATACTCAACCTCTAGCTTGGCAACGTCGATACGCTCTGCCATGACCATGTAGAAACAGTCCACGTTTCGTGAACAAATCTTCACTTCTTGCAAGCTCACCTCTTCGACCCACAGGTCTTGCGACTTGCCAATCGCGGTAAGCTGTACGGTGATGCTGTCCTCATCAACCAGCCCTGCCCAATGCTCTGGTAGTTCGATTACGGACGAGCCAGTCAGTCTACCACGAACATAGACGCCGTTCTCCGGTCCCTCCAAAGAGCCGTAGCGCAGACGCATACCGTCTTGGGTGGGGTGGGGAATGTCAAAGGACTTGGTGGTTGCGGAAAGAAGACCGGTGACGGTTACGCCGGTAGCGGTTGTCTCCAACTTCTTACTGTCATTGTGATAAAGTTCACACGCGCCGTCAGGAATGAACCTCGCCATCTTTTCAGTGGCGTTTACTTTAGTGATACTTACGCCGTGCGTAGTTTCATTACTTTGCAGGTATAAAGGTCTTGCAGCAGTTGCCGCCGTGTCCCTGATTACACTCGCCGTACCAGAGTGGAACATAACCAAGTCGGCATCATCGCCAAACGTGGCGTTTGCACTATCTGGAAAGTTAATGTCGTTTCCGTTGGTGTCGAGGTCGCCTCCAAGCTGGGGGGTGGTGTCGTCAACGACATTAGAAATGCCTCCAGAAACAGTAGTGAACGACAGACCCCCCGAGCCATTGGTGGTCAGAACCTGTCCGTTGCTTCCGTCAGTAATGGCAGAGGTCGGTGCGGTGCTGAACACAGGCACAGTGCCGGTTAGATTTGGCAGGGTGACTGTTGTGTCGGATGACAGTGAACTTGGACAGTTGAGGCTAACCACGTTGCTGCCGGAAGCTGGCGTAAATTGTAGCTCATTATTGGAAAGCAGCTTGATGGGCTTATAGCTGTTCGTGGTGTTAAACACCATCGTCATTCTAAGACTACCGTCATAGTAGAAGTAGACGCCTTGATCGTCTAGTAACTGAATAGAGGTTTCGCCGGACTTCGCTTGAATGTAGATGTTACTACCATCATCGTCATCGACGTTGTTACGGATGTAGAGGTGGCCAGTGTTGTTGTCGATGTAGCTGTTTATTCCATCATGGTACAGCTGCAAGTCTTCTGAAGTTCCTGCGGTCAACTTGTCGCTGTCAGCAAGGTCGATATTGTTGCCATTCGACTGGAGGTCGCCGCCGAGTTGAGGGGTAGTGTCGTCAACCAAATCCTGCATAGCAGAGTCAGCAGTAGTTCCCTGCGCCGCAGTAGCGTAATCAGCGGGGTCGAATGACTTCACGTCAGCAAGGTTTGTCACCTCACTGTCCATCAACGCACCAGCGGCGGTGACATTGGCGGTGTCGGTTACATCAGCGGACGCCTCTATGCCGTCGAGTTTTGTACCATCTGTAGCAAGGTCGCGGCCATCAATCGTGCCGGGAATGGAGATGTTCCCACTCCCGTCGAGGAACACCGCCTTCTCTGCTGGCTGCGTGACAAAAATGTCCCGCGAACCTGCCGACCAATTGACTGCCGCATCGCTGTTGCTCGACTGTAAGATTGTCGTACGCGCAAGGGTCGTACCCGAAGCGGTGTACGTACCGATGCCCACCTCAAAGTCCGTGCCGTCCGTACAACAGTAGTACGTCGTATTGCCATCCCCGACAGCAGAAAACGACTCGAACCCAGTCTCGGCACCAGCAAGTGTGTACGTGCCAGTTCCGGTGGTCGTAGTCGTTTCTTTTACGCGATCAGCAACAACGAGGGCCACAGTTTAAGCCTCAGTAATAGTGATGCTATCTGCGGCAAAACGAAGGGTGTCGCCGTCCTCAATAAGCTTGTCTTCTGATAGTTCGCCGTAATAAAGTAGATTATCAGGAGACCCGCCCGCAGTTGAACCATCGTGCAACCCGAAGTGGGTTACGGTTCCCCAGTTACCCCCCGATGCTGTAAAGTCTTTTGCAACTGTCGGGCCTGTCGCAGAACCCGCGCCACTAGAAGCAGCGTTAAACGACACAGCCTGACGAGCGTATCCGTTGCCAGAAAGCTCCGTGCCGCTGTCGTCTTCTGCAGGGTTGGTCGTGTAGAGTGAAAGATAGACAGTCGGGGAAGTCATTGCCGACGTACCTAACACGTGGTCCAAGACCGCCTTCTCCAAGTAGTTAGATTTTGCAGACATAGTTTACTCCCTTATGTCTTGTTTGGGTCGAAAAACTCTTCGACGCTTATCGTAGCAACTAATTCATTAGCAGTTCCTGCTGCCACAATTAGCTTGTCGCCCGTATGAAGATACAGTGGCTTGTCCACCGTGAATACGGATTCCATACCCTTTCCTGCAACAGCGTGGTTATCGAGAATAGTATGGGTTGTATCATCATCAGAGTGATAAAACTTTAGTGTGTAGTCTATATTACTGCTGTCGTTGTTGCTGATAAAGAAATGTTCGACGTGAGAAGAAAAGTTCGCGGGTACCGTGTAAACATCCGTATCCGCAGTTGTTGTTAGCGAAACAGATTCCGTATAGTATTTAGAAGCGCGATCAACTATGGGCATCAGCGTACCTTCCTATACGCGCGTGTCTTCTTCGCTATTTTTTTAGGCTGCTTCGAAACCTGATTCCCGGCCTTCGTGGCCTTACGCTTCGCGCGAGTCGTAGCAGCGTACTCTTTCGCGGAGAGGGCTTTAATGGCCTTTTCCGGTAGATATCGCTCCCCGGTTGCTTTTGGACCCTGTGTGGACGGCTTCCCACTCTTGGTGCGCCACTTCTGTTTAGTCCACGCTGTCAAAGAGCGTTGGCTCTTCTTCTTCGCCATAATCTTCGAGTTCCCACTCTATGAGTTGTATCTCTTGCAACTTGCGATCTGCTACGGACCACTTGTGCAGGGCATCATCGATATCTTCCATGATGTCGGAGGTTTTGAACGTCTCCCGTGCAGACATCTTGAGAGATTCGTACTTGTGCTTGAGGGCTTCGATTACCATGCGGTCCATGCAACTCTCCCAAATAACATTATTATAGCACAGTTACCCAGAGTTTACAAGAAAAAACTAGAGGCGTCCCTGTGCGTGGAGAGCGAGGGCAACGATACAGCCCAAAATAACCAAACCCAAGACAAAGAAGAAGGTAACAATGGCGATGTCGAGCATCTGCTTACGCTTGCGGGCCGCTGCCTCTTCCGCCTCTCTCCGGGCAACCCGCGCTTTGGCTTGAAACTTTTGCCAGTCACCCCACAAACCCGGACGACCCGCATAAATCATGATAGTTTTTAGCTGCTCTTCTTGTTCTCGAATCTGTTCGAGAGCCATAAACTCTTCGAGGTCGGAGCCGTTGCCCTTCTTCTGTGCCTTTTTCTGTAGGTCTTCTTTAGCCCCGACGAAGCTTGCAATCGCGCTACCGGCAGCAGCAATATCCTTGCCGTTCTGAACAGCGGTCTTGATTACGGCGAATGCAGCATTGGCAGCAGCGAGTTCAGCAAGCATCTCAGTATACCTTCGTATCTTTATCGACCAGTTTAGGTAGGCAGTACGCCGTAACCTCGTTTCCTTGTTTGTGGAGTTTTTGTGCGTACCACACGCAGTCATTTAGGTCGCGAAAATACATGTCGTTGCTGACTCTTCGCTTGTCTTCTCCCGTTCCCAAGAAAACAAACAGGAGAAAGACGTGCATCATTGCTAGTCGCGGTAACCGCCTCCTGCTTTTTTATACTGTTGTGCTAGCATCTGGGCTTTACGTGCTGACCACTGCCCCGGCTTGCCGCCCTTCGAACCCGCCTTGATACGTTCGAACAGACGCTTTCTCATTCCGGGCTTAGTGTAGTTGCCAGCCTCATTAACTCGACTCTTGCTCTTCGCTTTAGACTTCGACGATTTGCTAGCTTTTCTAACCCGGCCACCCTTCTTGAGTTCTTGTTCTTTCTCCACGCCTTCAATCTTTCCGGCGTTGCGTGTTGCGTAGAAGACTTGCTCACCCTTACGGCCCCCGTAGGTACGTTTCATTGAAGACATGATCTTTTTGCCTTTATCCGTTAAAGGCATCAAAACTCTCCCTTCTTCATTGCGTCCGAAAGCTTAACAGCCCGCGAACCTACCTGTGTCGCCCAACGGGAGTCGAGCATCTCTGCGGCTGCGATGTCGAACTTCTGTTCGTGTATCGCACTCCACATGTTTTTGAATTTACAGAGGCGTGGCACACCCATATTAAAGGCCATGTCCATCAAGATTAGCTGACGTACCGCGTCGAGGTCGTTGACGCACGGATGTACGCGGCACAGTTCGTCCTCTACGATCTTGATGTCGTTCATGGCAAGATAACGTGCATCCGCTTCCGTGATACCGTGTTCGTACACAATAGCCATCGACGGAATGTCCATGTAATCGAGTTCTTCTTTACTGATCCCTCGGTCTTTTAAATTGCGCCCGATACCAATAGTGTCGATGCCGAGAGTGTCCTGATACACAGTGAGGACCATGCCCTCGTGTGCAATCAGCTTGTCGAGAAAATGCGATGTGTTATATTTCATTTTTTATTCTCTCCGCCCATCCATATGCCAAACGCACCGGTCATAGCACCCATCACAACGCTCACAAAGGCGGACTGTGAAGCTGTTGGGGCGTCCAAGTTCATAAACCACTCTGCACAACGCCACGACATCAGAGTCATTATCAACATCATAAAGCGGGGAAGAAGCTTCCACTGTGCAATGCGTTCGAAGGTCATCTCTGCCATAGTTATTTCTTTCCAAAGAACTTGGTTGCGCTACGAACGCCAAACGATGCGGCAACAATTACACCGAGCGAATATTGGTACCATTCGGGCATCGCATCGAGTTGTGCAAAGCCGTTAGCAACCACGCCTTCCATTCCGGGGATGAACGCAAGGATCAAGGGTACCGAAAACAAAATAACCAACCACTCGTCTTTCCACGAGGATTGGCTTCCCTTGATAGCTTCCAAGTCCCAGTCGATTTCACCGGTAGCTTTCTTTTCCATGATGGTTGCTTCGGCTTTTGCTTTGGCAACCTTCGCACCGGTTTCGGCTTTGGTCTTTTCAACCTTTCCTTCGAGCCACGTACCCGCAAGTTGCGAGATAGGGCCAATCAATGCAGTTAGCATTTCCACCTCTTCCGAGCCTGTCTCAAGCGGCTGTTCGGGTCTTTTGCTGCTTTGGGGAACTTTTTCATCTGACCTGCAGAACGGGCACAAAACGACTTGCGCCGCTTTGCATCCTTGCTTCCGGGCTTCACTTTGCCGGTGACTGCAGTCTTGAGTTTGGAACCGGGGTTCTTCTTACGATACTCTTTGACCCCTTTTGCCGTCATGCCAGCACCCGACTTGGTCGGGCGATAGTTTGCACCCTTACCAGACGTGCTACGTTTGATTGGTGTTTCCTTTTTGCGTGGCATAATGGGTTTACCCCCGGCAGGGTTAGCTGCTTATATCATAAAATTAAAAAGGCGTCAAGGGGGCACGTGGCCCCCCTGACAGGTTGGTTAGGCGAATGCGGCTGCAGTTTCACCCGCACCCAGTTCTGCCATCAGAGCGAACACGCGAACCTTGCCAGCAAAGTCAGCGGTGTCAGCCGAGAGGTCGATGGTGTCGGCGGCGGTATACAGCTTCGGAGTAGCACTCATCTCTACGCCGTTAGCAGTGTTACCGTCGAGGTCCGAAACCCACAGGTCGTCGTCAGTGTCGCCCAAATCGATGAGCGAACCTGCACCACCTGCAGTGAGGATTTCAACACCAGCCATCAGGACCAGAGTGTTGGCCTTCATCTCGATTGCCTGAACAACGTCCGTACCAGCAACGATGTTGGTGGTGGAGAAGTCGAGGACAACCTCAACGAGTTGAGGCTTGATGCCGACAGGGACGCCAGCAACAGCGTTAGTTACAGTGTAAGTAGCCATTATCTAATCTCCCTGTTCTAGTCGAGGCTAACAACGCCGCGAACCATTGCCTCCGGACGCAGAACTTTGCGACCGAAAACGTGCAGACCACGAACGATGTCAGAGAAGGTTTCAGTCGAACGGACAACTTCGGTCTTCGCGATGTGCGAAGCAGTAGCCGTTGAGGACATGTGACCGGCAAGAAGCAGGTTCTCAGTCCCGTCGGTTGCCAGACCGGACAGCGTTACTTGGTCAGTGCCGCCGTTCGAGACGAGGGCAGTAGACTTGTAGCACTGGAAGCCAGCAATGTTGCCCAGCGACACAAGGCCGTTACGCAGGGGGGAAGTCGCATCGCCAGTAACCTGAACTTCTGCGAACTTCGCACCAGCCGAGAACAGGTGCTTGTAGAAAGCCGGGGGAGCAACGAACCAGCGGTTCTCTTCTGGAACAGACTGGTCGTCGAGGGCTTGAGCCATCACCAGCATGGTGTTGACTGCAGTGTCGCCCGGAGTGGTTGCACCACCGATGTCGAGAGCCGAACCCAGAGTACCGATGTCGGAAATCTGTGCAGTAGCGGCACCGGACTCGCCGGTCAGACCCGCACCCGATGCCATAGCAGTCAGGATGTTGGCGTCGTAGTTACGCTTCAAGGAGTACGCACCCGAAGAGGTGGCAAGTGCCTCGAAGTTGACGTGAGACTGACGCTCTTCGATGTCGTCAATCTTAAATGCAAAGGCGTTCGCCTGATCAACCACCATAGTGGTCTGATCGTCAGCGAGGTCTTGCGGGTTTACCACCGAGCCACGAGAGTAGCTAGAAACGGTGATGGTAGGCTCTTTGATGATACGAACGGTATCACCATAGTTCTCAATTTCGCCAGCGTAGTCGGTATTCGTGATGTCTTCAGCAACCGAAGCGCGACGGAAGAACTTAAGAACCTTTTGACTGAAGATTTCCGGCGTGAAATTGCCGGAAGGCAGGTTATTGTAACCTGATGCACTATCAAAAGCCATTGGTCTTTCCTTCCTATTTGAGGTTTAAGGTTAGTTGTTGTAGTCGATTCGGCCTTCCGAACGTGCCGCGTCGAGTTCGCTTTCCAGCTTCTCGAATTGCCACGGCTTCATCTTGCCGATTTCAGAAGCTTTCCAAATCCGCTTACCGTCTGTTGCTTCTGTCTTTACTTCCCGTACAGGGGTCTTGGTGACAGCTTCAGCAGCAGACGAAGATTTGGCTTTCTTCTTGGTAAGGCCAACGTCGGCCTTGTAGAGGTCTACGACCCGTGCCGCCCAGCGGGCATCCTTGTTGTTTTTGTAGATGCCGTCTGAGATTGATGTTGGTTGTTCTTCGAGCCAAGCAAGGAATTTTTCATCCGTCTTGATCTCGTTGAAATCGGGCTGGAGACGAAGCAGTTCCTCAAAGGCTTTCTGCTTTTCTAGCTCCTGTTCCCGCTCCTTGATGGAACCGAGTTCCTCACGGAGTTGTGCAACCTGAGATTCGGTCTGGAGACTTGATACGGTCTGCACCACCTCGAACACATCTGGATATCGTTCCTTGAACTCCTCCAGTTCTTCTGCAGTCTTTGGCGGCGTGACCCCACGCGGCATTTCTTGTGCGTGTTGGGTCATGGTCTTGCGAAGAGTCTCGATTTCATTCTTGAACTCTCCGACCTTTTCGTCGTAGTGACGCTTCAAGTCGTCATACCGTTTTTTGTAGTCGTGGTCAGCTTCTTGTTTTTGTTTTACGAAACTGGTGCTTTCCTGCGGAGTGGCCTCTTCTTCGGGGTCCGCTTGTTGTGCTTCTACAGCTTCTTCCGCTTGATTGTCGTCTTCATCTTCGTAGACTTCGTCGCGGTACTTCCCACGATAGAGCGAATCATTGTTGATGGTTCCGAACGAATCATTCGCTTTGTTGGCACGGTGGCCTCTTGCTTTTGCCATTTATTTACCTCACTTGCGGGGCCACTTGGCTGTGGGTAGCCGCTCCGGTTGTGCTGGGGCCGCGAATGAACGTAGCGGGTAGCCAGCGAATTATTCTAGACCTTTGAGAACCTTGTTTGCATAGGCTGGGCCTTCGCCGTAAGAAGCCAGAGCATCCTTAATGTTCTCGTGGTCCGATAATTTAAGACGAAGGACCATATCAGCCACAACGTCGTAATGTTCTTCGTGGCGGGCGCGGTCGATAGTGCCGCTGCCGTACGCCTTCAAATTTTTGGCTTGTTCTTTAGAAACTTTTTGACGCTTGCCGTTTCGATAGACTGCGCCAAACTTTTGATAGTTGACTACATCACGACCCTGCTGTATCAAGTCGTTGACGTATTCTTTTTTGTCGTTATCTAAGAGTTTGTATTCTGGGCTTCGCTTTTGAAAATCTTCTAGGGTAGAATAGGTAACTTGCATAGGTCCGAAGGCAGACGATTTGTTTTTTCCTCGTGCAGCACCTGTGATAATGTACGGGTCTTTTTCAAAACCCTTAATCTCAACATCCTTGATAGCTTTTTTCAATTCACCCACGGTGTAGCCGAAGAAGGTATCTTCGTCACGGGACGGGATGGGGGTGTCCGGCATCGGGGCGTATTCTTTGGAAAGAAAACCCTGTTCGCGTAGGTCTTGTTGTGTGAGGGTGGGGTTCACCATCTGACCAGAAACCAGCATACCTGTAGCGGCTTGCATAGTGGCTGGTGCCGGAGCCTGACCGTTCTCTTCGATGCGTTCGCGGGTTTCGGGCTTGCCGCGATTGTTGATCTTGGTCAAGCGATCATAGCCAATTATTTTAGCGAGGTGTGGGGCGACTACGACTTCACCGCGAGATATCGCCACGTCTATTAGTTTAGCACCGTTTCCTTGTTTGTCAACTGCTAATCCCTGCCTAAGTGCTTCTTTATGTGCATCTAACAGCATCGTGCGAACGTCGTTGGTTCCCATAAACTCGGCTGCTGCGGCGTTGATAACAAACGCACCCTCCGGAAGCTGGGTCTTTTTATCATCGGCTACGGTTTCGCCCTCGGGGACTTGGCTAGGCGGACGTTCTACAAAGCCGGACGCCATTCCGGGTGCGCCGCCCATCGCAAGACCGATGCGACCACCCAAAGCCCACGAAGTCAAACCGCTGCTATCGTAGTCTGGGGCAGCATCACCTTCGTCATCAACACCCGCGCTCGAATAGTCGAAGCCCTCGTCGCCACTATCTTCCCGCTGTGCCTTTGCAGCGGCTTCGCTCTGAGGCATTTCACCCGGCCTAGCTTGGGCAATCGTAAGCTGCTGCCCCGCCCTTTGCTGCTCCTGCTTTTGCTGATTGTAGGCGGCTATCTTCTGCTGTTGCACGGCCCGAGCATTCTTAAATTGAATTTGCTGAACAGCCTGTGATACGGTCATTCGACCAGAACGAGCAACAGCAACCGCGTCACTCATTTCATCACTTGAAATTCCAAAGCTCCGCGCGGCCTTCTCAATCATATCGCTACGAGCGTACGCCGCCGAAGCTCCTGCGCCAATAAACCTCGGGTCATAGACGGTGCCGTTAGCTCGAATGAACCCGTCCATCGGATTGTTAGACACCTGTATGCCCCCCGAAGCAACCACAGTCTGGCTCTTACTTGGATCGAGAGCATTGTAACGACCCTTGATAGGATCGTAACCTTTACTGATTGCCTCTAGACTTGTCAGGGTTTCGATGTCCATCCCGCCAGTGTTACCCGTGTACACTCTAGAGCCGGGAGCGCGGGTAACACCAAAACCACCAAGAGACATGGCGAAGCCCGTGTCGCCGTACGGGTTCGCAATTCTGGCCGCTCGAATGGCTTGCATATCCCCGTACTGTTTCGAGTGAACCATGTCAGCTATGCCACCGAGCAAGCCGGGGGGTCTAAAGCTGTTTTTGTTGAAAGCATTCTTCACTCGGGTGCCGCCTAGCAACCCGCTTACAATAGCACCCGGAATAAGGCCAGTTGCCGCTGCAAGTCCCGTTATTCCAGTACGAGCCTTAGCATCCGGGCTTTTTAGTTTATCCGGAAACGCCTTGACTCTTTCCGCGCCTTCCTTGAATGCTCCCGAAATGCCCTTTCCCAATTCCATGCTGGCATCCGGATCGAACCCCGGTTCAAAGATGTTCTCTACGAGAGAGAGGCGATCTGTTTTGTTTGCCGATTTTAAATAGTCTGAATAGCTACCACCGATATCCGGAATATCGAACGATATCTCATAGGCTTCACTGACACCGCCATCTAGTGTGGGCCGTGTAGCTCCAAGAATAGCGTCTGGAATTTTTGAACTCGGGTCTTCTTCCCGTGTTTCTTCTCCATCAACATCAGGGGCTTTAGTAACTTCGATGCCCGTTTCTTCTTCCAAGCTGGCTGTCTCAGGCCCGAGAACCTGTGTGAAGTAATTGACCTGCCCTGCCCTATACTCATCCGGAGTCACGGTCTCAAACTCTGTAGGAGTGTAGCCCGGATAAGTATCGTCGTCAGGAAAGAGGGGGATGCGGTCAACCATTCTTCACAAGTGCCTCGTGGTTCTCTTTAAGTTTGAGGAGCATTTCCAGTAAAGCCGCTTTCCCCTGCAGTTGGCGCAGTTCCGACTCCGATTGTGCCGTTACCAGACCCTTGAACGTCTGTTCCTTCAGGGCTTGGAGATACTCCTCCAGCCCCGTCCATACCTGCGGGTTCTTGACCAGCGGCCCCACCAGCCTCGCTTGCTCCTTGCTGTACATTTGCCATCAATCCTTGTAACATCTTTGCGTAGAGTTGAGCCTCGTTCGCATCGTTGACCAAGCTGTCCGGATCGATGTCCTGAGAGATGGCCAACTCGCGCATGAGGTTCGGAATCTTAATGAAGGGAGCAAGCATCGGGTTCGATACGGTTTGCAGGAGAGAGGTGAGTCGCTGGGTGCGAACCTCTTTTTGCATAACCGCCGCCACACCGCGCGGCTTGATCTCTAGATCACCGATAATATCCTCGGATTCCTCGTTGAATTGCATGTTCCACTGGAAGTACGACTCCCCCAGAGGCTTCAAAAGATGATCATCGATGTTCTTGATGACCGTCTTCATCGACAAGCCCGCAGAACCCATCAGCATAGACAGGCCCGCTGCTGTACGACCGGTGCCGGTTACGCCCGTCTGGCCGTGTACGATGGACGGGATGCCCGTCTCCTCGTCAGCCAGTTGACGGCTAATCTGATACATCTGCAGGTTTTCACCAGCGGTGTTCGGGAACTTGAGACCGTTGATGGCTGTGCCTGTGACACCGGACTGACGCCGGAATATCTTGCCCGGAAAGATGTCCATGTTCTGTCCCGGTACGAGACTGGCCTCATCCACGTCAAACACAAGGTTGCCAGCAAGAGCGAGGTTGTCGATAGCCATACGAACGTGACCGTTCATCAGCTTCTGTGCATCCTCCATGTTCTCTGCTACGCCAACACCCCACAGTTGGTAGGGGTTGATCTCGTACGGGAACACCTGATACGGAATGCGGGCTGGCGTGAACGGATTGAGGACACAGCGGATCACCATGCCACCACACACCCAGACGTTCACCTGAACCTCGTCGAACTCCGACATCTGTTCCGCGCCTTCGAGACCTGCTTCTCTGGCTAGCTTGGAATCCAAGACGCCCCAGTATTCCAAGACTTCGTAGCGATTACCTTGATAGTACGGCTCGGTCTCATCCTCGCGAATGGTATCCTCGTAGTACTTGTCTTCGTAGTTCGGGCCTTTTACAAGGCACTCCTGAATAGCTTCCGCGTTAAAGTACGGACGCTTGATAAGAGCGCGAAGTTGCTGGCGGTTCATGCGGTGACGTTCGATGACGTACTCACAGTCGTCGATGCTGGTTGCTGACGGGTCAGGATGGAAGTCCCAAGCCGAAACCATCTCAATACGCGGGACCGTTTTTTCTTCCGGCACGTACTGCCGCTCACCCGTATCGTCCCGCTCCCAGCGGTGGATGCGCTTGTAGAAATTGAACGGTCCCTTGACGATACCGGTTCCTAGCAAACACGATTCAAAGATGGAACTACGCAACACGTTCACAGCGTTCGTGTCGAGCAGTTGGTCGTGGATAGTTTTCTCCATGCGGCGGGCCGCGATCTTGGCCGGTTCGATCTGCGGTTCACCTATCTTGGCTGGCCCCTCTGCCAGCGGCAACTGCCCGTATTCGCCCTGTAAGCCTCCTAGAAAGGCTTTGGACTCCTCCGCCTGTAGGGCACCGGGAGCAAGCTCCCTGCCGTCTCCTGCGAACCCGAAGGGGTCCTGCGGCTGCATCTGATCGAGAGGGGTCTCCATGTGAGCAAACTCCGCGATGCCTTCTGGCACGGGAGTGGACTCGACGACCAGCGGAAACTTCTTGTTTGCGAACAAGATGTCGATGATCTGGCCGTAAGCTGCAAGGACTTTCGTCTTTGTGATCCGGATGAAGACTTGTGACTTTTCCGACTCGCGGTATTGTGTCGTGGAGTCGTAGATGCCTCGAAAGTTCTTGTACGACTGAAGCCAGCGTTGCTCGTGAGCGTACCGACCATTCTCAGAGTCTTCGAACTTGGCCCGCACGTAAGCCGCAAGACCGGGCATCTGCTCTTCAGGATTGAGCAGACTTACAGCGGTATCATCCGCCGGTTGGAGAAAATTATCTTCTGACATGTCTTAGTAGTCGCGTTCTTCGGCCAGACGCATGATAGAACCGTCAACAGCAGTCTTGGTCTGCTTCTTCGGCATATCTTCCGTCAGAACACCCTGTGCGGTCTTGGTATCGAACTCAAGTCCCTCACGATACAACTGGTCAGCACCCATCTGGTCATCCACGGAAGTCGTGCAAGCACCCATGATGTAGGCTGCGCCGTAATTGTAGTTGTTGTTCGGCATCGGTTTTCTCCCCAATTATGGTGAAAGGAAGCCTATAGGTTCGGCGGCTCGACCGGCGGCTTCCTCGCGGTTCCGGTCAGCTTGTTCTTTGCTCACAAATCCCTCGTCGCGATACTGGAAGTCATCGTCATCGAAACGCAGACGGGGTTGCGGTTGGGTTAGTTCGGGTCCGGCTGTGGGCGTGGGTGTCAGTGCTACGGTAGCAGCGACGGAAGGACCGAGGCCCAAGGCTTTTTCCAAGCCTATTTCGGAAGCTACTGCTGCTCCTGTTTCGAGGGGTGCTTCTATAAACTGTCGCGCAGTTTCAACAACCGCTGCCGCACCTACAAGCTTACCCGCCCTGCCCAGATGTTTATTGATGGCTGCTGCCATACCTTTAGCGTCAAACCCACGGCGTTCGAGGGAAGCGCGGGCTTCGGGATTGGATGCGGGTACAGTTTCGTCAGAAGGAGCGCGTTTAGCTTTTTCTTCTTGATAGATTTCTTGCTTACGCAAACGCTTTTGTGCTTTTACACGCTCTGCCTCTTCATCAAGGGCACCGATAGCAATTTCTTTTTGTAAGGCCGCTTCTTCTGACGTTGCAGCTTGCAGTCGCAGTTCTTGCTTACGTGCTTCTCGCACTTGTTCTATCAGGTCGAGGTCGGCGTCAGTCAGTTTCCCCTGAACCTGTGTGCCGACAATTTCGGAACCTTTAGGAATGACGGCTAGGCGGGCGGAACCTTCAGTAGTCAGACCAGCAGCATCGACCCCCATAGAAGCAGGAATCTCGTTTAGAGTTGACAAGCCAAGAACTTCGCCGTACATGTTTTGTAGGGCACGAAGGGCTTGCTTTGCTGTGGTGCCTTCGTCGGTGATAATTTGAGAAACGTAGTGCTTGCGAGTAATACCTTTCATGCCGTCGATGGTTTCATCGAAGGATGCGTGACCCATAATCGCACTAGCTTCTGTGGTGTATCCTAATTCACTTGCAATAATAGAGGGAATGATTTTACGAATGTCAGAAGCACCGGCAACCGCACGACCCATTGCCTTTTCAAATGGCTTGAATCTTTCAATGACACCTCCCGACATCTTCATACCGGTGGTCATCTTATTCACAAAGTTGCTGGTTGCTTTCTTTGGGTCTTTCACATCCTTATCAAGAAACACGTATTCCCGACCCTCTGCCCGGGCCTTTTCAGCAGCGTCTCGTATAATTTCTAACGCAACTTCCGGGAGGTCAAGCTCATTGCGAATCTTGTTCACACGACGATACGACTCCTTAAAAGAGCCGGTTTCGAAGTCGATGTCCTCCACTTTAATTCCGGCAACTTCTCCGGGACGTAGAGGGACTAGAGCGTTGAAAGCAACAGCAGCGCGAGTTCGCGGGTCTTTGATAACAGAAATGCCCTCTGTCAAAGCAGTGAGAGATTTCTTGGCCTCGGGAACACCTTTGAACTTCTTGGTTCGACGTGCCTGTTGTGCTTTTTCTAGTTTTAATCCTCTGGCTTTTCCTTCAGGGCTAAACACATCAGAATATGGATAAGCAATATCCCCCACACTGGAGAGACGACGAAGCTCATTTTCTACACTGAGAAGTGTGACGAAGTTTCCTTCTGTCCCAACTTCATTTAGTTTACGAAGAAAAGACTCCTCTTTCAAGCTAGACCATGGGTCATCCAAAGACAGACCTGCTGCTTCGATGTTCTTAGCAAACGCATTAGGCGCACCCTTCGAGGTACTCAAAGACTTACCTGCGCCTTCGATAGCTTCACGAATGGTTAGAGTTTGATCGCCAATCTTTGTAGTGATATCTGCCATCAGTATCCAAATGTGGCATCAAACGGCTTAAACGCCTGATCCTTGATGCCCTGAAGTGATTTGTGTATAGATTGATATCCAGACGTGCGCGTCATCACCATGTAGCGCAACGCATCGTACGCATGATCCTCTGCCTTCGTGTCTACATCTTCACTGTTGGTTTTGGAGAGAGGTATGCCCGATAGTTGAGCTATGGTGTGCTTGCACGAGGAGAATATTCTTAGACGTGGTTCGTTGGTGTAAGGGTCGTCAGAAAGCCGCCTGTGAACTTCCATTTTTCCTTGTAGACGGTTACGGTCTGATGGCGTCCACCTAACACCCGCCCGCATCATTGTCTCCGCAATGGACGGGCCGAACCCGGTCTTGTTCCAGCAAGAAGAGTCTAGAACATTGTAGTGTGGAAGTGGGTCTAACTCTTCTGCTTCTAGTATTTTATCAGCCAACTGCTCTGCTGTCAAGTGCTTTGCATACAACTCGCGATAAACCCAGATATTGTTATCCCAGTCAATAGCCCCCCAAAGAACGCACGATGGACTCGCATAGCCGTAGTCCGCCGCTCGTATACGTGGCCAATTGGTAGGTAGTTCGAAATGTTCGACAACGTGTCGCACCCTTGAAAATTCGGGGAAGGCCGCTCCCTCCGCCACGTCCCAATCCCCTTCTAGGAGTCGTCTACGCTCGACATCCGGGAGCGACCTGAGCATAGCCTCGTACTGGCCATCTGCCATCAGGTAGGGATTATCAGTCAACCGCGCGGGAACAAACTTGCGATAGAACAGCGGTTGACCTGCTTTTTCGTGACCATCAGGCCACACAAATGTTTTTCCGGTTTCTAAGTCGTAGGCACCAAAAGGCTTGTTTGCCTCGCGGTGGTCGATGTACATCTTCTTGACCCACCAACCACCCACTCCTCCGGGGTTGGCTGTGCAGCGCATACACAACTGTTGCTGGAGTTCCGGGTCCGTCGAACGGAGTCGTGAACGAAGGTAATCCCAAACGTACGGTGTGGGATACTGTGTAATCTCGTCGATACCGATCCAGTTGAACGCCTGACCCTGAAAGCGGGTCACGTCCTTGTCCCTGTCGAGATAAGTGAACCACATGGTTGCCCCAGATGGGAAAACCCACGTGGACTTTGCTTCTCGAAAGACTGCACCCGGGAACGCTTTGGGGTATAGCTGCTTCGACTTATCGATTAGTTCGGTAAGTTCATCCAGTGTGCGGCGGAGAAGAAGACCACGATGATTAGAATTGTGGCAATAACGTAGCGGATCAGCAAGAAGTGCAAAGCTCTTTCCACCACCGGCAGCACCGCCGTAGAGTACGTCTCGTTCAGACGCGCTAAGAAATTCTTCTTGTGGTCCCGGATTTGGCTTGAAGATAACCGGGCTACCATCCACCAGATCGCCAACTGCGTCCGGCAGGTTTGTAAGATCGCCCTGATCAACGACTCTAGTCTTTTCACCCTGTAGTGCCTTCTCTATCTTGTCTGCAGATTCGGTCAGTTTCTTGACCTTGCTTTTCTTATATTCGGCTTTGCGTTGCTGGGTAGCTGCCGACTTCTTCGCGTTACGAAGACGCATTTGGACGGAACGTCGTGCCCGCTCCCTGTCACTGAGCTTGTACTCGGCTTTAGGTTGGTTCGGGTCTTTCTTGGGTCTGCCGCGAGTTCGCGGCTTGTCCACGGTCGCCGGGTCAGGGGGGACTAGGACACGTTTACGTGGCTTGTTAGCCATCTATGACTACTTCTTTTTTTGGAGGCAGCAGGACAACGCCGTGAACCGCCGTGACATTGTGGTTCATGGTGTCCTGTCGGCCTAAACCTACGCGGTTGAGGATAGATTCGGCTGCTTTCATCCGTAAATCGTCCCCACGTTCGATATCGACGGCGTCCACGAGGCTAACCAGCTTGTTCGCGGCCTTGAGGGACTGTCCCGCTAACACGGTTTTGGTCCGTTCGATGATTTCGTCGGCTAACCGGTCCTTGAGCCACTTGATCGAACCCTCAGAGTACCCGGCAACCTCCGCTGCGGCCCGTACGTTACCACCATTGTCGAACAGGGCGTCGAGAAAGGCTTCCTGTTTGTCCGTGAGGGCGGGTTTCCGGTTGTTTTGCTGGGGTAAAAGGTTCACGTTTGCTCTCCAACACTGCATTTGAAGCTGTAAGTTGCCGGAACGGGGAACAGGCTAGTCACATTTGCTGCCATTTCCTGTACACGATCAGTGCATTCCTTGTAGGTGGCGTACGGACCACGCGTATCTTCGAACTGGAGGCACTCATTAGGCGTGGCCAAGGCGCAAACCAGCAACACAGCTTTGAACATTGGGGGGAAAATCTCCTTGCAACCCATTAGTTTAGGGGTGGTTACCCGCCCTGTCAACCTAAAAGTTGCCAAAAATTAAAAAAATGGTTGACAAATGCGAAATTTGACTGTACACTGGCGTTACAACCCGCCGGGAATACACCCATGTACCCCCCGGTTCCCCTAATAGGTTCGCGGCTCCCCTCGTCGGGAGCCTTTTTGTTACCCAACGGGTTCGCGGGAATACCGTATGGATAACCTAAAACTACAAAAAATATGTCGAGATTGCATAGCAAATGCCGGGGGACCCCCATGGCCCTTGCGTACGGGTGCG